TAAACACACTTCCTGGAAAAGCTGTTATGTATATGGGCAGTAAGAACGCAGAACCTTACACTTGCCCTACTTGCAATAGATCTTTAATTAAAGGTATAATATACGAACATGAAGGATCGTCCTACTGTAAGAGGGGATGTTTTCCAAAAGTAGAAAAGGTAGATGCTGCGTGAGTTTTATCCTGCTATATATATGCTGCGTTGCAGCATATGGAATTGGTTACATACAAGGAAGTTTTAGGAGTAAAAGATGAACAGTAAAAACAATAGGTTGAATAATTGGTTAGCTGATTTTTTAGAAGAGATGGACAAAGCTCTTCCACCAGCAGAAAAAGAATATGTTGATGCAATGATCGGTATTGCTGCTAAATACGGAAAACTTTCTAACGGTGACGGAAATGGTATATGGGTAGGATATGTTCCGGGAATAGAAAACGACAATCTACCTATTGGAGTCAAGTGTGGAAACTGCGCCATGTATGAAGGTGACGGTGTCTGCAAAATAGTTGCACAAAAAGTTGAAGATAATGGCTACTGCAGACTGGCTGCTATACCAGATGGAGTAGTAAAGGGTTATAGATCATGAAAAACTATTGGTTATCAGAGTATTCATCGCCAGATGATGAGGAAATGCCCGAGGAAGAATCTCCAGAAGAAGAGCCAGAAGATGAAGAGGATCCAGATGATCCTGAAGAAAAATTAAATCCTCGTCAAAAATTAATGTACGAACACTACGAGCATGTAGTTGAAGTTCACGGTAAGTTTGATCAAACAGCCAAATCAAACGGTGCCCACTATGCCCCCGCAGCTAAAAACCCTTTTATTAAAGAAGGTTTAATCTGCTCTAATTGCGTTTACTTTATGGGTGGTCAAGCTTGTGAGATAGTATCTGGAAAAATAGAACCAAACGCCATTTGCAAGCTTTGGATAATACCAGAAAATCTTATTAAAAAATAATTACCATTTTTGAAGTGGGCAACTAGCATATAGAAGTTTTGTTTTTGCCGGCATTAAGCAGCCGCATTTAGTGCATTGTTTTGTTACCGTTAAATGAGGGCACTCTTCGCATATAGCGTATCTCCTATCCTTTTCCTCATCAGAGGCGTACTCAGTACTAGGATTTATAAAGTCTACAGGAGAAACTATTCCAGACCTTTGTTTTTCTGCGTTCTTTTTTTTCCATTGTTCCCATGCTGAACTCATATATAATATGGTACTATATAAATAATAAAAAAACAAACTAAAAAAGGATTAAATATGGGTTTAGAAGATTTCTTGTCCGCATCGGATAAACAAGCTGCTCTTGAAGCATTGAGAAATAGAACTTTTAGCGAACTTTATACTCAATGTATTCGTATGAATATTGATCCAGATCAATTTGATTATTCAACATGGGAAATACCGGCAGAAGATAATTCAAACTCACACATATATCAGGGTCTATTAACGATAGCTAGAATGTGTGAAAGTTTAAAAATAATAGACAACAAATTAGGGTAGGCATGGAAGCGGTAGCAACGATACCAGATCATGTTATTTTTAGAAATCCATCAAAAGATAACTTTGGTTCATTTATATTACACAAAAGTATTTTTGTTGTAGATGGAGTTAATACTACGTACTCTGGAAGATGTGACAACCTAACTTACAGTATGGAACTTCCAACTCATAGGACAAACTATCATGATGAAGGAATATATCTTGGGGAAACATCTCCATATACCGGTCATCCATTTACTCCAATGGATGGACAATGGCTTAGAATACTAGACGCTACTCCATATTTTTGTATTACATTTGTTTTTTGTACACAAAAATTAACAGATGGATCAACAAGGCCAGCAGATTATATTCTTACTGGAGATTTTCCTGGATCTTTATGGTTTGGTAAGTCTATAGTAGAACTTCTTAAAAACATGCGTGAGTGGACATTTATGTTAGATGAGCCGTTTAACTCTGACCATCCGATGGCAACTTATTCAAAAATGGCTTTTGATTTTCTTGAAACTCCACAATATATATATGACGAACTAGATTCAATGCCGGATATGCACTTGGCTAGATTTTTAAAAGGCGACACTAATCACAGAGAAATATACAATAATTATCCTCAGATGTCAGAAGAAATGATGAACTGGTTTAAAGAAAAACTTGATCAATTTCCGATAAAGACAACAAACCAAAGATTGACAGAGTTAAGCTTTTAGCCTATTTTACCGCCACCACCACAAGATATAACCCATTGCACACAACCGAGAGGGGTATGTGTCCATGTGTTACTAATGTTACAATAAGAAACTTGCCACGCGTAGTAACTGTCACATCCGCATCCACCTAACCCATCAGCTGTTCTTCTTAAGTAAGATGTGCCAAAGATAGATTCCGTAAATTCGGTATAACTTATACCATCATATACTCCTGTTGTGGTGTAGTAGGTTCTTGTACCAGAACATGAACCATAAGTTGTTGTTCCATTACAGCTGGCACATGTTGTGAAGTTTGCATCACAGCCGTAGTCTGGACCATTATCATAACCTGTCTTTGATTTGTATTTACAGTTTCTAGATTGAGTTCCACCTGTTGTAGTAGACGATCTTGATCCACAACTGTCACATCCACTTGTGTCAGTTCCGGAACAACTACAACCTTGAGATCTTGTTACATTATTTTCTACCCACGCAACGTTATTGCTAGATATTGAACTCCATGGTCCAACTCCAACTGGATTATATGCTCTAACATCTATCTTATACACGGATGTATCATATTGGCTAGTAAAAGAATATGTTAAAACTGAACCATCTGCAGTAAATTGCTCTGTTCCAGCTGATCCATTATCTTTATATATTCTATAACCGTATTTGGTTATAGGAACCCCGCCATTAAAAGGCGCAGACCAAGTGTATGTTGTAGTAGTTGCATTATCTGTTGTAATTGTTGGTGTAGAAACTTGATTAGGCTTTCCACCAAGGGAAAATATTCTTCCCGACCTTGCTCCAGATACAGAACCTAAGAATGGCATATTAAATTGTATCGTAGTTGTTGCTTGCGCTACCTAAAACTACCCAGGCATTGGATATCCTGATGAGGGTAAAGTTATAGATGTCTATTTTACTTGCATTAACAGATGGAGCTGTATCATTGACCCATCTAATAGATTGTGAACTTCCGCCAATTTGCAAAATGGAAGGGTACGAAGCCGTACCTCCTTGATTGACTATAATTGAAATTGTTATTGCATAGTTGTTATCTGTAGGCACATTAGTTACATTAACGGTAAAGTTTGAAGATGGCCCCGACGCAACATAAAAAACACCAGCTGTAGTATAGTCGCAAGTTAAAGTTCCACTTGAAACAGAAACACTGGACACAACTTCTCTTATTTCTGCTACATCCGTTCTTCCAGAAACAGTTAAACTATTCAGTGTTCCAACCGATGTTAAGGAGGATCCAGTTATTCCAGACCCAAGTGCTGACCCTGTTAAAACATCAGCTCCATCTATCTTGTATGTTTTTCCGGAAGCTATATCAAAACTATCATCTGTTTTAAGGGTGTCTGCTGCAGATCTATATAAGTTTGTATCTGCATTAGCAGATCCAGAAGACCACTTTAATTTTCCGGCCCGCTTCTATTACAAAGTTAGGAGTTGCGCTTGAACTCGGTGCTATTTCCAAAGCAGTGTCTGCTGCAGTAGAAAATTTTCTAGCACGTAAAAGATTATAAAAATTTGGCATTGGCCTCAACCAATCCTTTCTATTGCAAAAGGCCCTCAAGCCTCTTGTCTATTCTGGTTTAGATTTTTTATCTACTTTGTTAAAAACTTGATTAATTTCAGCTGCAGAAAGTTTTCCATCATCCAAAAATGCCCTGGAAAGACCTTCTACTACAGTTGCTACGCCAGCCATTCCAGCCATAAAGCAGGCTTTCCATAAGGGAACGCCAGCTATAGCTCCAGCACCTATAACACTAAGCCCTGATGCCGCAAAGGTTGCTACTATTCTTAAAATTATATTATTTAAAGTTTTCAATTTACCCTCCTATAGTAATTGTCTTATTGAATTTTCTGTTGCTTTCTAGTCATGGCGATGCCCAGTAAAATTAACTGGAAGCTAATGAATAAAAGAACTATGGTACTTAAGCCAGTTTTTGGTAGATGCTGCTCCTTTGGAGCATCTAAAACAGGAACTGTTGTTGTCGGAGCCTCTGTGACCACTGGCACTACGGCCTCAACTGTTGTTGTAGGAGCTAACGTTGTTGTAGTCGGTGCCAGTGTTGTTGTTGGGGCCACTGTTGTTGTAGGGGCTAGAGTTGTTGTAGTCGGTGGCAAAGTAGTCGTCGCAGGGGGATCCCAAGTGACTGTGGCTGATACGGTTTTGGCTACTCCACTGACTGTGGCTGTAGCGGTATAAACTGCTGTGCCAGTTGAGTTTGTTCTAATTGTTATAGCTGCTATTCCTGAAGCATTTGTGGTTGCTGTAAGAACTTGACCGGCATCTGGGCCACTACTGACAGTTACTGTCACAGTTACTCCAGCTTGCGGGACTCCTGCAATTGTTTGTGCCGTAGCTGTAATGGTCAAATCTTCACCAGCTTTTGGTGTGGCAGGGGAGATAGCTAAGGTAAATGAGCTGGGAAGTGATACTGATCCACCGCCAATAGAAACAGCCTTACGAGTACTAGAGGCTGTTGGATAAGGATAATCTACAAGAACTTTTAAAGTTCCAACATTTCCAGTAAAGTATCCGTGCCAACATGCTGCAACAATTGAGTTGGTTAAACCAAAGTCAGTAGTGCCATCAGCTGTGGCATCTGGTCCGTCCGTTGCATCCGCCATTATTGTAAACAGCAGATGGTAGTAGTGCTGTCACCCAACCATACGAGTTATGACTAGCAAATAATCCACCACCAGAGTTTACAAAGTCTGCAATCTTTTCTGCGTTTGTTGTAAAGATACTTCCAGTGGCACCTGAGCGACTCCATTCATCTGGAATCCAAAGCATCCTGGGAGCGCTAGCAGCCAATCCGGTGGCAAAAAATGTATTAAGTTGAGCATCAGTGCTGATGAACTCAACTGTTGGTTGAAGCCCAGAAGCTGCAGTTCCAAACTGTGTTAAAAATTTTGTGGATAAAAGAGTATTCCAGTTTCCACCACAGCCACCAGCCATATTTAAGTTTGGAACACCTAGTATTGCAATCTTGCCATTATTTCCTGGCATAGATGATTGATCATAAACGCTTTTAACAACCTTTGCAATGTATTGATCTGTGTTTTCACCCATTGCCGCATGACATACGGGATCCATTCCATCAAGAACCATTGGACCACCTCCAGCTGCACGTGCTACACCACCTGAAAGAATAAATCCATTATCAGATGGAGTATATGGTATAACGCTAAAGCCTAGTATAAATCCTATTGCTATGAATAAGAAACCAATTTTTTTCATTTTAATCCTCGTCGTTTTTAAGCATTGCGTTTACGTAATGGACTAGAAACGCTATGCTAGTTGCTATTAATGTTATTTGTCTTGTCTCTCCAGATAAAGTTGCAAAGACTACTACGCTTCCTGAAATTGTAAAAGCCATTGCTGCTGTTTCTTTTGAGAATTTTTTGATGAAGCCCCAAGGGCTAAATCTTTTCTTCATTGTTCCCTCCTCGTATTTAAAAATACTATTTTTTGTAAAATTATTTTCTTCTTCGTCGCCCTCTGGGCCCTCGATCTCAGCTCCCTCTTCCTCTTCTTCTTCTGGTTTATCGTCCTTTTTGCCTGAGCCTGATCCATCGCCAGATCCTCCTGATCCCCCACCAGAACCGCCTCCAGAGCCTCCAGAACCGCCTCCAGGACCACGAGAACCTCCGCCACCAGATCCAGATCCACCACCGGCTGCAGGAGCTACGGCAACTGTGGAAAGAACTGTGGTAGCAGCTATAAGAGACCTTCTGGTTCCAACGTCAATACTTGAACCAACTGCCACATAATCATCAAGACCAGAAGCATAAACGTCAATTGTCTCTTCAAAGGCATTTTTAATTTCTTCGGGAGCATCTGTTACAGCTTCAACAAGTGCTGCCTCTTCTTCTGCAGAAAGATCTCCAACAGGAATTTCCTCAAAGATTTCAGTTGCTTGGTCTCCGTCAATACTTTCAAGAACTTTCTCACTGGTTGCAAGTTCAGTTGCCTGATCCTCAGTCACTCCATTTTCCAAAATATTGTCAACAGCAGTAGCAACCTGCTCTTCTGTAACAGTGTCTGATTCCAGTATGTCAACAACTTCTGCAAACTGTTCATCAGTAAGAGGACTATCCAAAACCGCATCAATAACCTCAGCAAACTTTTCATCAGAAAGAGGTTCTTCAAATACCGCATCAAGCGCAGCACTCAATTGTTCAGTTGTAAGATCATCGCTAAAAACTGAGTCAACAACGGCAGCGAACTCTTCACTATTCATAGGTCCATCAAAAAGAGATGTGACTAATGCTGCAATTTCTTCTGGGGACTCTGCATCTGCTATTGCATCTGATACGGCTGTACTGAGTTCTTCTGGACTATCTGTATTTTTAAAGATATCAGCGACTACTTCATCAGCTGTAGTTTGCGTCTCTTCTGGAATACTTACTTCTGGGATTGTTTCATTTGGTAGGTCTTCTGGCTCTGGGACTTCTACTGGATTTGTATCTATTTCTGGAGTTGAAACTGGAGTTGGATCTAGATCAGGAATTGAAACAGTAGTATTTTCTGTTGGAAGCGTCTCAACAGGAGGAGCAATAGCCTCTGGTTCAGTGGTAGTGGTGGTGTTATTAGTAGTGGTTACGGGACCATATTTTAGAACAACTGAAAGATGCTTTACTGTTCCACCACATGGGTCGCCAAAAATTCCATTGTCAGCAGAAATAGTTGCTGAATTTTTTCCTATAAATGCTGCCTGAACTTCAGTAACAGAAGATGAAGAGTCACAATTAGAAGTCCTGTATAAACCATTTGATCCAGTTGGTGTTCCATAGCTAGCAAAAAGAACTTCAGTAAATTCATTCCCATTTGGTGCGGTTAAAGTAAGGTCTGAACCTTCGCCAGCCGTACCCCACTCTGTATCATTCAATGAATAGGTAATTGGGGCAAGGGTAGTGGTAGTGGGCTCAATTAGTTCTATGTCTATAGTTGTAGCAGGGCCATATAAGCATGAGCCCTGACCTTCGCCAACACATGGTGCAGTTCCTGCGCTTACAGTAAACCTGGTATCACCATAACCTGAGGTATCTGAACCTAAAGTTATTGTTGCAGTCAAAACGTTACCGTAAGTCCAGATGCCCCAACCTCCAGTTTGCTCTCCAGAGTCCATTTCAAACCAAGTAATATTCCACATATACGGATCTATATTGCTAGCGGAACCAGGCTCCCATGAAAGGGTTACAGCGTTTCCAGAAGCTGATGCACTTAGATTTGCTGGAGGATTAAAATACGGCGCTAATGTTGTTGTGGTCGTTGGTACTACTTGGGTTTTTGTAAATGCAGAAGCTGGAACAATTTCCCAACCATTTCCTATGTCCCAATACAAAGTGGTCCATGCTCCACCACCATTTTCGTAAAACCAAAAAGTTAATTCTTTTGAAACTCCTGCGGTAAATTGTTGAGGAGCTGTAGGGTTTCCTCCGCCACCTTTATCTCTCCAGTTGTCGTCAATTAATACGCCATCTAAAATTAACTTATTTCCGTCATCTGCAGTTGGCAGGAAAGGAATTGCACCAGTAACTGGAGAGGTTATATGTCCTTCGTATTTAACGAGAAAATCTTCATATAATCCAAAAGGCGGAGAAGAATCAAAATCTTGATCAATATTAGCAACGGTCATAGTTCCAACTGATGGCCTGCCAGAGATATCAGGCAAGGGGGGAGAGCCGTTATAGCCAAAATTATTATAAACAGTTACGTTAAGACCAGGCTCTGTAGTTGCTTTTGAAGAAGATGGAAATACAAATACAACTGCAAAAAGTACAGCTAGAATCCAAGATCCTCTACGTGGTTTTATACGCATTTTACCCCTCCAGGTATTCACAAATTATAGTAAGGGGTATCTATTTTTTTTACGGCGGCTAAATTGAAAAGACCCTCGGCACTAAGCCAAGGGTCTTTTCGTATGCCTCCGTTGCAAGGACTTATATCATATCACGTTACTCTGGTTTTGGCAACGCTCTCCATGCAGCTTCCATCTTTGCAGCGTCTTTTGCAAACTCTGGTTCAAGTTCGATATGAATCCACTTGCCGCCAAAAGAGCCTGCATTTTCTTTTTCATTGTAAATCTTTACGCCAGCTTCACCCTCACCGCGTGAACAGCGATAGCCACGACCATAACCGGGCTTACCATCTTTTGCATTAGCGTCAAAAGCGTAGTCGTGTATTTCTACTAGACCAAGTTCTTTAGTATACTTAAGGAACCATTCCCACATTGCTAAGCCAACCTTGCGGTCACTGTAGCCAATGTCAGCTGCAGCCCCAGTTGCATGAACGCTAAGCCATTTCTCCATTCCTGGATCGCTTGCTTTCTTTCCTGCTGTGTGGGAATTTCTCATTAAGCGATTTGCATATATTCCCATATTGGTCGCTTTCCAGCGACGATTACATGCTTTTACAAACCATTCTGTTCCAGCACCGGCTTTTTTTCCGTCAAAGGCTGGGTAGTAAGGGTATTTTCTTGGCATTTGTGTTTCTCCTTTTAATTTAAATATATTGTTATAGTAACAATACTGGGGTAATTATATCTTCCTATTTTCTATTATTCTATGGTTTTGTATCTCATTAGAAAATCTATCATAGAATGTTTTTTTATTTTTAGAATAGGTTGCATCAAACCATGGGGCAGTGATTCCATTTTTTCTGGTAGATCCCCATGAATCTTCTGATGTAAAATCTATAAAATAATATCCACATTTTTTTCCATATTTAGTATAAGCCCTGAAGCATAGATCGTGGTCATCCATAATTTGTGGTGAATAAATCTCATCTAAATAGTTTAAATTACTCAATACATCGTGGTCAATCATAAGAGGCCCTCTATTTACACAAGATCTTACGGCAAATGTTTCCCTATCTGTGTTGCTAGCATCTGCGTGATCCACGTCCAACACTGTTAGCTCGCTATTTATTTCCCAATTGTGTGCTGTTTTAGCAGTGACAGCAAATACATCATCAAAAATAAATGGTTTTAATAAATTTTTATTCCATGAATATTCATTTATTATCATATCATCTTGGATGATTATGACTTTATCTCCCTGACTTTTCTTTAGGCCTATATTATTAGCTTTAGTTTCAAAAACATCATCTGCATAAAATATCTTTGTATTGTCTTTTAAATTAGATAAAACTATTTCTTCTGAGTTGTCTGAACATCCGTCCAGAATAATAATTAACTCATATTCCCCAACTGTATTTTTATAGATAGATTGCATGACATCTTTAATCATCCAATCTTTATTATGAACAGTCAAAATCAAGCTGTGCATATCAAAGCTTTTTAAATACCCTATTATGACCAAGGGCTATAAGATGCTGGTATTGATTATTGTTAATTAAAATATCATCTATAGCTCTAGCAACATCTTCATGACCATGAAATTCTGGAGATGATCCTAAATTTATTCTAGACGAGGCGTCGTCCAATATAAGTAGGCCTTGTCTCTTTAAGCACTTGTGCGCTAGTTCTATATCACTTACAACGTCCTCATAGTCATGACTGCCATCTATGTATATCATATCAAATAATTCAAGATTAATAATTTCATCTTTTATTAAAGGGTCGGTTGAGTAACCTTTAATAATTTTAGTATCTGATATATCAAGTTGTAAATCAAAATATAATTTATTTATTGCTGCAAAATAATCTTGATCTAAGTAATTAGAATACTTATCTCCACTACTGTCCAGTGGAGAAACTCCATATATTGTTTTATTCATCTTGAATATGCTTGCTATTAGTTCAACTAAGGAAAGCACGGAGCCTTTATAAACCCCTATCTCAAGAAAACTGAATGTGTCTGGCATCTGATTAACCAGATGCAGCCAAAGATATCTGAACGCATCCTCTCCGTAGCCACTAGATGTTTCTCTGACTATATTAATATGATTAGCAAGTTCTTTTATTTCAAGAGAACGAACTTTGAACATGTCATAAATCATAGAATTATAATGTTCAGAGTTTTCCCATTTATTGCAGACTTCTGAGAACTCTTTACTGAGTTCTTCTCTTATTAAATCTTTAACAGTAGACATTATTTTGTATGTACTTCCATATGTAAGGGTTGGATATGTTTGGATTTGTTTTTAATACTAAGTTAGTCAAAATGCTTTGATCATGTCTATGATCTTTAAATCCAGGCAGGTTATCTTTTCCGCATGTATTTGGTGTATCGGTTATTAAACTCGGCATTTTGCAAAAGTGTAACCATTCCTTACAAAAATTTATGGAGCTTTTATTTTTAAACCATGCAGACAGGCCAGCTTCAACTTGTGTTGCATTCCAATACTCTTCTGTATCGCAATCCATATAATGAAAACAATCTCTCTTAGTCCATTCTCCATGGGGGAATTTATTTTCTAAAACTAAACAGTAATTATCTTTATTCATAGAGTCCTGCAAGTAGTCAAATATATTAAGATCAACTACATCACCTATATCATGATACAAAAGAATGTCTCCATCTTCCATCTCGCATAGAGTCTCATGGATTATATAGGGCTTCCAAAGCCAATACCCAGCACCTCTGTTTGAGTCAAGGATATCTTTATTGTCTAAATAAAATAATGTAGTATGTAGTCTTTCTGAAGTGTATCTAATATAGATAATATCTTTTTCAGAACATCTATCTTTTAAATCTGTCTGAATATGATCTCTATCTGGAGTTGTATAGGTTATTAGATACTTTTTCATTTATATAATTCCTAAAAATTCCTTTATTTTTAGAACGTCATTGTCTATATGATTCTGCATATAGTTTGTAAACTCCGCTCCGTCAACAGAATATCTTTCTGGAGTATTTGTTTCTGCGTAAGATGTATCCATCTCAGACTTTCCAGCTGAATAATGCAGGTGTTCTATTACTACATCTGGACAGTAAGTAATTGCCTCAAGTCTTAAGCCTAACTGCATCCAAAAGTCATCAGCATAGAGGTGCTTCTTAGGGTGAGTTGGAAGAACCATAAGTCCATTAATAGGCTTAATAATATTTGTAGAAAACATGACTGCGGTACAGAGCTTTTCTCCTTGTATCAGATCGTTGCCATAAGAAAATCCATAGCCCTTTTTCTCTATTGGCTCTAGTAAAATCTTATCCCAATCTTTTGTTCTAATCCTATGGTCGTCACCCATGAACGCAAAGTAGTCATACTCATTAACGTACTTTTGTGATATTAAATTCATTGTTTGGGGAGCATATACTCTTGGTCCAACCTCATACATAACTCCATCAATTTTTTGATAATTATGCTCATCATCCTGGTCAAGACCAAACACTATATCGCAAATTGAAGAATTCTCTAAAAAAGTTTCATATAGTTGATTGGCTTTTTCTGGTCTACCTCTAGTGGGAACTATTAATAGTATTTTTTTCTTCATCGTAAACTCTTTCAACGATCCAATTATATGTTCTTTTGATTCCCTCAGACAAAGGAAGAGAATAGTTCCAGTTTAACTTTTGTCTGATTAAATTGTTGTTTGAATTTCTTCCTCTTACTCCAGTTGGACCAGGTACATGTGACTTAGTTAAGTTCTTTCCCTCTATAGAGGAAGCTAAGTCTACTAATTGGTTAATGCTAACCATCTCTTCTGAGCCAATGTTTACTGGTCCAATAAAATCAGAGTCCATAAGTCTACGGGTAGCTTCAATGCATTCATCTATATAAAGGAATGATCTTGTCTGCTCTCCATCACCCCATATTTCTATAGAGTCTCCATTTGATGCCATCGCAACTTTTCTACAAATGGCTGCAGGTGCTTTTTCTTTGCCACCCTTCCAAGTTCCTTCAGGGCCAAATATATTATGGTATCTAGCAACTCTTACTTTTATTCCATAGTTTCTGTAAAAAGAAAAATAAAGTCTTTCACTAAAAAGCTTTTCCCATCCATACTCACTATCTGGATTTGCAGGATACGCAGAAGACTCTTCGCAGTTTGGATTATCTGGATCCATCTGATTGTATTCTGGATATATGCACGCAGAACTACTGTAAAAAATTTTAGTACCTGGAGCATTATTCTTAATTGAATTTAATACATTTAGATTAATTGTTGCTGAGTTATGCATAACATCTGCGTCATGATCACCAGTAAATATATATCCTGCACCACCCATATCTGCAGCAAATTGATATACCTCATCAAAACCAGTTGAGATCTCATCAACAAACTGTGCGTCTCTTAGGTCTCCGATTAAGAACTCATCTGCAGGTGAAATGGAAAAACTAGGAAGCTTTAAGTCTACAGCTCTTACCCAGTACCCCTCTTGTTTTAGTCTTTTTACCATATGGCTTCCTATAAAGCCACCACCACCTAATACTAGTGCTTTTTTTTGTTGTGATTTCATATTACATGACTTTCTTTAACTGGTTGATTTGTCCATGTTGCCACTGATTCATCTGCCCTACTAAAATAGTAAACTTCTTCATCTGTTAGGTTTGAACTATTAGAATACCAAGGCAGATGCCTAGCAGAGTATGGTGGGGCCGATCTAAGGCCAGAAACATCATGGTCAGCCCCTGCTACATATAGCGCAAAAGTTGTATCTATTGGGGCATCAAAGAAATGATCATCTAGTCTTCCCCAAAATTGGCTTTCCCATCTTTCAACTTTTTGTTTATTTATATAATGATCTGGTAGATCATCTATTTTAAGAGATAGTCCTATTTTTGGCCTATGTAGGTTAGCGTACTTTTCAAGACTTTCAGAAAAAAAAGAAACTACATCTAGTGGACAATCTTCTGTAGGTAGTATGTCGCAGTCGGTTATAACATATTTATTGTACTTGCCATATTTTTCCACCAACCCCGATTGCCAAGGAGAAAGATGAGAATTTATATCACTATTAAAAACAGTGTGATTTGTATTTCTTAAATACTCTAACATTGGTTCATATTGACTTTGATTGTCACATATAATAATGTTTTGATGACCAGCTTTTTCTAACCAATTTATTAATTTTGATAAATATGAAACTCTATCTCTGGAAATAATTATAATTGGAATCTGTTCTGAAGGAATCTCTTTGATCATATGTTTTGTATAACTTTCTCTTTTTTTCCACACTTCTATTCTACTGTCTGGGTCCATCCAACCAGTGCCATAGTCCCAGCCTTCATGGTACTCGTGTCCCCACATACATTTTACTGCTTCTTTTTCGTTATAATAATAACCATTCCATTTTTTGTTAAAAAAGTCCCAAGATCTTGCACCCATCTCTGCCCATTCTCTGGATGCAATGTTTCCACTAGCATGGCCTCTGTGAGAGACAAAAGAACGGGCTGACGCATAGAGGTCTAAGCCAAAGTTTTTAATTCTAATTGAGTAATCAAAATCATCTGCACCCAAAGGCATTCCGGTATCAAGAGGTCCTATTAATCTCCAATTAGAAGCTTTCATTACCATGCAGGCTCCAGCAATGCTGGATATTTTTATAGGTTCTTTGGATTCAATTTTTTTATATAATTCTTCAACATCAATAACCCCATCAACATATTCAGGGTAGTAATTTAAACAGTTTTGAAGCGGTGGTAAACCAAACCCAACAGGCCCTACTGCACCTGCGTTTTTTTCATATAAGTCTTCTACCATTCTTCTGATAGAGTCTTCAGGATAATATATATCATTATTTGAATAATGTATTACATCTTCTTGATCATAGTATGTCTCAAGTGCGCAATTAATTGCAGGTGTCCAAAAAAAATTTGCTGGACTTTCATGAATAATTATGTCGGTACCAAAATTTAACTTGAGTTCTTCAACAGTTCCATCGGAAGATCCATTGTCCCAAACAACTATCTTTGTTGGCATTGTTTGATGCAATAAAGAGTCTACTGTCAGGCTAGTGTTTGTTTTGTCGTTGTAAGATATGATAATAGATATTACTTTTTTGTCTGAAACTAAAGACATAAAACATCCTATTTAGTAAGTCTATTTAATTCTTTCTCCATTTTAGCATATTTCTCCAGTGTACCCACTGCCATAAAAGCCACATAGCCATAAAACCTGGCTTATCGAATACTATTGAATAAATAGCCCACGGAATAGAATGAAGAGCAACGATCATATGACCGTGCCACTTCTTGTTACCTACTTGATAGCTTCCGTAAACACCTACTAGCTCCATCATAAAAAGAAGCCATGTCCACATTGTCTCACTCATTTTTTTTCCTAACTAATTAAACCTTTTAATATTAAAAAATGTAATCTACTTAAATCTGCTGGAGTGATACTAAAAACATATTCAGCATTGTCTACAGTAGTTATTTTTATTGCATGTATTTGTACCAGATCTCCATTAGAAGAGATGGAGTTTGTTTCTGTAGAAATAGAAATAGAATTTATAAGCGGCATGAAGCCACTAAAAAAATCATCAGACATTTTATTTTTTCTTTTTACCTTTTGCAAAAGTAGCTATGTTTTTTGGAGCCTGACCCTTGACGCCTTTTGTCGGTGTGCCAGACTTTCTTTTTCTTTGAACTGCACTTTTTCTTTGTGCCGAAGACATTGCTTTAGCCTTTGCTGCAGGGACACACTTAGCATATCCAGAACCGCCGGCACCAGAAGTGCCGCAGGGTTGAAACTTGCCCTTCTTTTTAGGGGCACCTATGTTAACCCACTTTTGATCAAACCATTTAGTGAGACCAATACCTTTAGGGCCTGGCATATTATTTCTTCTTAGCCTTCTTGGTGGAGACAGTTTTCCATCCGCCTCCCATTGACTTATATTTTTTAGCTGCCCATGCATTGGCGTATGCGCTGGGGTAAACATCAAATTTTGCCTTAGCTTGTGATTTTGCTGCAGACCAGAGCGCAGGCTTTGTTGGCTTATTCATTTTTGCCATGTTATAACTCTTTATCTTCTTTTTTTTGATTGTCTCGACCTGCTAGATAGCCGCCGATAATTCCTATGAGTCCCACTAATGCGTTTTGCACCAAAGCAATTGCTTCAGGATTTGTTGCTACTGCTTCACCAGTTGATGATTGTTGAAGTAGTAGTGAAGAGTACTCACCCACAACAACAAGACCGATAAAAGCTAGTATTCCAAGAGTTATGTATATCATTAACTTATCTTTAATATTCATAATGTATCTACTTCTTTTTTCTTTTAGCAGAAATCTTTCTAAGAGTCTTAGCTAGATTAGCCTGGCGAACAGTGGTAGCGCTATACTTGTCTGGATTTTTTGTTACAGCTGCAGCCATACCCGCAACTGATTTGCCAGCTTTCTTTGCTTTAGCAGTAAATGCACCGGGTCTTTTAATGGCACCTTGAATCCATTTTTTATCTGACTTTTTTTTAGCAGGCATTACTTGCCTTTTTTCTTCATTATTGCTTTCTGAATAAAGGGAGGAAGCTTCTTTTGTGCTGCTGTCATTTTGGCTGCACCTTTTTTAGCCGCGCCCTTTTTAGCCGCGCTCTTCTTCATTCCACCCATTTTTTTTGAGTCCATTCCTTTTTCTTTTTTCATTCCATAAGCCATTTTATGCTCCTTTGTTTTTGTTTGTTTTTTCTTTTTCGATTTTCTTCATGTGCCAATCAATATGGCCATCTAATTTATCATCGACTTTATCTACTTGTTCATCAACGTGATCTATCTTGTGATGTAGATTAATTATATCATCTTTAACTGTTACCAGCATACTGGCAACAACGTTGTGATCAGCCTTATTCTCTGCTCTACCCTTTTGTATAAGGGCTGCTATAACGCCACCAACGGCAGCAATAATGGCAACGGTTATAGCTTCCATATTACCACTTAACCCTGTCTGCCCAGTAGGCTGCCGACATTTTACCTTTAGAAATATTCTTAGCGTGACGGGCCTTAAAAGATTTTCTTCTAGCAGCATAGGACTTTGATTCGCCTTGCTTTTTAGGGGAGCCAGAAACACCCTGTTGTCCAAACCTAATTGTTTTAACTTGATCGCCAGACTTGGCAACTACTATATGAGATTTTTTCGGATGACTTGGAGTTCTTTTCGGCTTATTGAAGCCAGATACTCCGAGCCCTTTTTAATCTAGGATCTCTTTTTGCTGCCATTTTTTTTCCTTTTAGTTTTAGATTTTTTCTTATTTATATCGACCAAATCAATTCCGTACATTGAATTGTTTGTACCCATTCTTGGTCCACTGATGTATATTTTAGACTTAAAACTCATAGTATTTTATTCCTTAGGAGATTCTGGATTGTCTTCGCCCTTTGGTTTTTTTGGAGGTTTATTTCCCTTATATACTTTTCTAAACTTTGCTAAAGACATATATAAAATAGTAAACAAAAAAACGGCTTTCCAAACAAGGAAGCCGTTTTTTCGTAAATAATATTAATTATTTTTTCTTTGGCGTTGCCTTTTTTGGTGTCGCCTTTTTGGTAACAGCTGGTTGTCCAGATGCAGTCTTCTTTGGTCTACCAGGCTTCTTTGCCTGCTTAGCCTCTTTGACTACCTTTGCTACCTCTTGTTCTACTTTTTCTTTAATTTCTTCAGCTGACTTATCTGCTACTGCTGCCACTGAATCAATATTTGAAGATACTTCATCAATAACTTCTGATAAAACTTTATTATCTTTTATAATGTCAGACTTCTTAAGTTTAGAAAGAAGTGATTTAATTTTAGTAGCTAGTTTCTTGAACATAATTTACCTCTTGATTTAATTAAATTAATTAATATTATTTATAATATATTAGTACCCATAAAGTAACAAAAGTCCCAGATTATTTCTGTTGAGACTCTTTTATTATGGAATATCTGTCTCCAGTTTCCTTTGAAACTAAAGCAAAGCCGTAAGCTGCTGCTTCCTGTATAGCCTCTCTCAAGGATTCTTTATCAGAAAGATCTACATTTTCCATGGGTAAGGCTAATCCTGCATATACATCTATATTTTCAAAGTTTCCTATATTTATCTTTCTATTAACACCACATATTAAAACTGGATTTGTAGTGATAGAAAGTGATCCGCCTATAGTGGAAACCATAGAATCCAATGGGGAATCTGATGATTGTTCTTGTGCTGTCTTATTTATCTTGGGCATTTTCCTGGACTCCTATTGATTTAATTGTTTCTTGGACTTGATCTTCTACTGACATATTATCTGTATTAATAATAATACTAGATAAATCTTTAACGTCTATTAATGACTGTTCAGAAGAATGAGAGCTTTGTTTATCGTTCATTAATTGACCATCTCTCTTTAGTAGTCTATCACTAAGAGTATCGTCTGATGCGTCAAAATATATAACTTTTCCATTTACAGTATAGATAATTGAATTAGCTTCATTTGGATATCTTACATCAGAAATGATAACATAAAATGGTTTTTCTTCCTCGTCTTCTTCTAAGGAAGAAAGATACTGAGAATGAATTAGATGAGATTTTCTTATCGCCCATCTAGCAAAACAGTCTGGGTATCCCTCTCTGCATATGTCTCCAGCTTTTTGAAGAAAGCTTCTTGGCTTAGATTCAGAACTATCTATTTTAAGATTATAGATTTCGTTAACCTTAGCCACTAAATCATCGTAGTCTGGAATTATACCAATTGGAGACTTTCCATATAAGTCAAACAAAGTTTCATGAATTGCGTACTTAATTCTTGATTCTTTATTGTGTCCTTCGATATTCTTTTTTGCCGAAAACATTTCATACAGCGGCAGAGCAAAGAATATGTGATCCCACTTTGCCCCGTATTTAATTGAGTCAAAAGAACCTTTTGGAACTATAGCCTCTGCAACGGATGTCTTTCCGCTACCAGCTCTTCCAGCAAGCCCTATTATGTGCAAATTTTTACTCATAGACGAATTATATCACTTTTTTTCTTCTTGTTCTTTTCTTTTTTCTAGCTGATCTAGAAATTGTTTACATAAGAAATCTGGCTCCCATACAAAATTTCTTGGAACTTGTAATACTCTAAAATTAAACTCAGATCTTATATCTTCTATTGTCATTAAAAGAGGTATTAAAGATTTGTTCTTGCATTTCCATTTTCCATTAATATGATTTGCTACCACAGCAGAATCAGTATAAATAATTGGATCAATAAAATCAGACATACTACATATCAATAATGCAGATATAACAGCTTCATACTCGGCTTCGTTATTTGTTCTTGGGCCTAGACCTCTAGCAAACTGAGCAACTTTTTTTCTATTCTTATAAACTACCGCAGCACATGCTGCTTCACCAACCTTTTTTTGACCCTGCCCCCTAGATGCCCCATCGCAAAAAACTTCTATATGCATACTAGTCTACTTTTACTCCGCATTCAATTCCTCTTTCTTTTGCGGTCTTCGTTAAATTCTCTTCTTGTTTGGAAGAAGAGATTAATAGTGTTGTATTTAAAAGGAATCTTTTTTTCTTATAAGATATTTGAGTTGGAAAATTTATACTATCACGAACCTCTGTGTACAACTCTTCTGGAGACTCAACTGACTTATAGTGCCCTATATATTTTAACTTCATATTAAAATTCAAAATCTTTCTCTGTATAAAATCCTTTTTCTTCTCTGGCATTAGCTATCTGCATTGACTGCATTTTGTCCATAAGTTTTCTTGCAGACTCAGAAGCTATTCTAGAAGATGTTTCCATTGATTCGGCTAAGTGAACAAGAGATTCGGCTACCACTAAAGCTTGATACTCTTCTTCTGCAGCTGACATTGCTGCAGCTTCTCTCTCTGCCTCATTCTTGCCTATTCTATTCTTTTTATATATTGACTTGTATCTACCTTCTGTGAGTTTGTAATGAGCTCTAGCCATGCCGGCAAATCTTGCCCCTCTACCATAAGCGTTTGAAGTCTTTGCTACCAAGCTTGCAATGTCGTGTATACCGAGATCAACATGATCCATATCTGGTATCTCTACAAAATAGTTTTTGTAATTTCCTACGCTAGCGTAGGCATCTATGACTTCTTTAATTTGTGGACCAAGAAACTCTGCTAACAAAGTATTTAAAGCTTGGTAATTATTCTGCTCAATCATTTTAATGCCTTAGTAAATCCTCTAGGTTTGAAGTTTTTATAATATTAGAAATTTTTGTTCGTATCCTAGAGAGGTGCTCTCTCACTGTATTTGGATGTTCTGTTATTATATCAGCTATTTCTGATGATCTTTTGCCGATCGACGTATCTCCATTTAAGAAGCTGCCTTTCTTGTATTGAAAGCTCATTAAAAGGTTGAGCAGCTGTATCGCCCATAACCCATATCTCATCGATCTGCTCTACGGCCAGCATATTATCGAAATCAACATCTAAAGCTGGCGCTTTAAATCCCACCTGAGTTTCACCTTCTTCTGGCTCATAGTCGTCATCAGTTATTAAGGGAAAAGATTTTCTTCCTAACTGATCTATCAAAAATGTATCTACATTTTTTTTAAGAAGATAAAAAAAGTAACTATACAAGAATGCGCTAAATGGTATTGGTCCTTTTTCTGAATCTTTCCTTTGATACCTAGCAATGCATTGAAAGAATGTCATGTCAACTGTCTGTCTAATATCTTCTTCATCGCCATACCTTTTTGCCATGTAAGTTATGCCGTTGCATTGCTTCTTGAACTACTTTTGATGTTTGTGAATTTACCTTGTTTCTTATGAGATTTCCTCTTGCATAGTTATCTTTAATAAATAGAGCTATAAATCTTCTTATATCATAATCATTTAAGTTATATTTTCCGTGATATAACATTGTTGTATACTTCATAAGAAAATTGTTAAAAACTTTTATAAGTTCTACCTGAGCTTTTGAGTTGCCCTTCTTTGCTTTATCTATTAGATCCTGCATCTCGTTTTCTTCGAGCGTATAATACTGCTCTTTGTATGCTGCCATATTACTTTCCTTCCCAGTTATATATTTTGTCAGCGTAGAAGTCCCTAATGTCTTCATAATAAATTATTTGTGGGACTTCTATTTCTTCAACAAAAGATTTAGCAGCAGTAGAATATTTGCTAATAACCATTGTCAGCTTTGCAAATTCTTCTGGGTAGTACCTCTTAAATCTTTTAAGTTTTATTTTACTTTTGTCATCTAAGAAACCTTTTATTTCAATCCACTCTTCGGTTTTTGTTAAATAAAAATCTGGAGTATATCCTTTTGTTCCTCTTTTAACCGGAAAGGTAAACACTCTAGGTTCAAACTCTATTTCTATTTTATAGAGCTGAGATACCCTAGCAAAGTTTGCTTCCCAACTTGATCTAACATTCATTCCGGATATCTTCTCTGTAACCAGATTTTGTATGCCTGTACGCGTTGCCTTTTCCACCTTTTGGTGCTACCATGTCATTCTCAATGATGACCTTATCAACACGACTGGAAAGTATCTTTTTAAAATCTGGGTGTTTAGCTCGCAAAGATTTTTCGAGAAAAAACTCATTTGGCTTGACATGGTATATACTCATAGTGATATCCTTATAAACGTCTAATCGTAGTATACATTATACATTAACTTTTATAACAATACAAACCACAACAAAAAGGAAACAAAATGGACACATTAAACATGATTATCAATAGCTTCGTAGTAGATGTACAGTCTTCTGCTGTAAAAGCACTTGAGGAGATTGGCATTCCTACAGATGAAGCCATCAAGACAGTAGTTGATTCTGACTACTCTTTTGACCTTGTCCAGGATTCAATCAACAATCCATTTGAGCCATCAGAGCTCGTCTGATTATATTAAATTAATTTTTTAACAGAAAGACCAGGGGCTTAACGGCTCCTGGTCTTTCTGTTTCTTGCTACACCAGTAGCACAGGCTCCAGACTTAGCGTGATCACAGAATCCACACACTCTTTCATTGGAAGTTGGCAAAAAGTTATAGTCGTTTAGTATCTTATTTCCGCTTTGGACTATCTTTGCTTTTACTTCTTCTAGCTCTTCAGCGGTGTACGTATGACCTTTTCTTTTGCCAGATCTTAAATAGTAAAGCTCTGCATAAATTTCTTTTCCGAGGAAAAGCCAAAGAAGCTGCTACAGCATATATTCCGTAGCTGTAAATTATCTTTAATATTTTTTGCAGCTACTTCCCACTTGCCAGTCTTGTAGTCTATGATTTCAACTCTTGAATCAAACTCATCAATTCTGTCTATATATCCATTTACATAGAATGACCCTAGGACATACGAAAAAGACATTTCTTTTGAAACAACATTAAAATCTTCATCAGAATGCCTATCGTAAAACTCTTCTAAGATTACTTTGCCTACGTCAATTAGTTCAGGATTAATAATAGATTCTGGATCATAGTGGGACTTCTTTTCTTGATACGAATACAACAGCTTTTCATAATCTACGTGCTCAGTAGATTGAATGTTATCCTCGAGCACTGCGTGCACGATGTTGCCCAAAGTTGCTGCTTCATTAAAAAACCTTGGTTCTTTTGTTATATAGCTATAGAAGTACTTTGCGGGACACATGGTGTATGTATCTATCCTGGAATAAGATAGATCCATAAGAGAAAGCTTTGTTAGTGAATCTATCTTATCAACAGACGTAATATTAATTGCCATTTATATCTCTACCTGTAGGGTCATAAACAATATTTCCAGATTCATCGAACTCTCTGCCGTCAGCATCTAGAATGTGATTGTTATATATGTTTCTATAAGATCCATTTCCAATGGAAACCCATCCTGTGGAACCTATCTCCATTTCTTCATCAAATCTATTCATTATTAGAGTCTCCTTCTGGATCTAATGGCAGGGCTGAAACTACTTCTTTCCCTATTGTTATGTAGCAGTCTTTAAAGTTTTCTATGTTTAGATAGTAGTTAAGAACATCAAAAAGATCCTTAACCTCTGATCTATTAACGAAAAATCCAACGACGCCACACTGTATAAACATTCTGTCGTCGTAGCCATGGGTTGCTTCAGAATATTCCACTAAAGAAATATTATTTTTTGAAAGCTTTGCTAGTTCTTGTTTCATTATCTTTTCATTTCCTAAATAAGTTAATCATTTCCGTAGATTGTTATTGGGTTCCAATCTGGGTCGTTCATTTTCTCTCTCATATCCTTAAGGTATGATTCCCAATCTCTTTCATCTTCAGACATCTTTTCGTATGTAACAGATCCAGCGTATGGATTTGAATTAAATCTAGTCATTAATATTCGACCTTCTTTTGTTCTCCATCTTAAAACCCCATTTCTACAATCACAGAAGTCTTCACTATGAGGCTCTATAACTCCAGATGGGTCGTATCGCCCACTGCATCCGTTGCACTTTGTGTATCTGCCCTTGTCTTGGCATCTACCGCATGAAAAACAATATGACCAGCAGTCTCTCTCTGATGGATTTTTAAAGCTGCCATTAGCTGCCATGGCTCTCCTTTTGTAGTATTTGAAGTATTAATCGTTCTGCTTTTTTATTTGTTGTTTTATTAAACTTATAATAAAATTTTCTATCGTTGTTCTTTTGCACTAGATATACTTGTTTATTTCCATTATTATTCTTTATTATATCATAAATACAATCTAACTCTTCTTTTGTTATACAGTCTGTATCTACATATACGGATTGACCGCTATATATAGTTGAAGTGTCTACTTTTTCAACTGATGTTAAAAATATTTTATATGTGGAATTTTCGTCATCCGTCTCTTTATTGACTGTGCCAGTAATATAGGCTATTTCGCCCTCTTTAAAAAATTCATCTGAATAGTTTTTAGCTTCTCTAGGAAACACTACTACTTCTAATTCTCCAGTAGGGTCTTCTAGGTTAAACTTATACATCTTCATTCCTTTTTTGGTGATAATTTTTTTGGAAGATGTAATAATTCCACCCATTTTAATATATGCTCCCGCATTACATTCTTGAACTTGAATAATTTCAAGATCAATATTTTTTTGCACGATGTCCCAGATGCCTTCAAGCGGATGTTTTGAAACGTATATTCCAAGTTCTTCTTTCTCTTTCTCAAGAATAGAAAGCTCAATAGATCTACTAATATCTTCATCGTCTTCATTAGTCTTGTCAACAAGATCATCCATAGCACCAGAGTAGAACAAGTGTTCTAGTGTTGACTTTTTTAATATTATTGGATTACATCTTTTATAAAAATCATATAAATTTTTATAAGGGTTGTTAACATCTCTTGATTCAATAATGGCTTCTGCTATAGAGGCTCCTATTCCATTGATGGAACCAAGTCCAAATAATATTCTATTTCCATCAAATACTTCAAATTCAATTCCAGAAGAATTAATAGATGGAGGAGAAACTTTAAGGCCTAATTTTTTACAGTCATTTAAATATAAAAATAGTTTGTCCTTGTTTCCAGCAACTGATGTCAAAAGAGCTGCCATATATTCAGCTGGATAGTTTGACTTAAGATACGCTGTTATATAAGAAATCATAGCGTAGCTTGCAGCATGTGCTCTGTTAAAACCATATCCGCCAAAGTACTCAATATCTGAATATATTTTATTAGCTGAAGACTCAGATATTCCAGAGTGTTCCACGCAACCATCAACAAACTTTTTTCTAAACAAAGCTATTTTGTCCATAAGCTTTTTGCCAATAACTTTTCTTAGATCATCAGCTTCAGCAGAACTAAAGCCAGCCAATTCTCTAGCAACACCAAGAACGTCCTCTTGATACAGCATGATTCCAAGAGAAGGGGCAAGAACTTTTTCTAATTTTTGGTGATCATAAGATACCTTTGCACGCCCGTGCTTTCTGTCAATGTACAGTTTGTCCATGCCAGAACCCATTGGACCAGGCCTATAAAGAGAGATTAATGCCATAATGTCTTCTATATTTTGAGGCTGAAGTTGAACCATTAGTTGACGCATACCAGATGACTCAAGCTGGAAAACCCCTACAGCATTCCCTCTACATAGTTCTTCGTAAGTTCTCTTATCGTCAAGAGGAATAGAATCTAAATCTATTTCTATGTTTTGTTTTTTCTTGATTAGCTTTAAACATGAATCAATTACACCCAGGTTTCTTAGTCCTAAAAAATCTATCTTTAAAAGTCCACACTGCTCGACTCTTCCCATATCCCATTGAGTCACAACTGGATTGTCTACTCCTTTTTGCATAATAGGAAGGTAGTCTGTCAATTTATTTTTTGATATAACAACTCCAGCAGCGTGAATGCCTGTTTGTCTTACAAGACCTTCTAGACCTAAAGCTGTGTCGACTATTTTTTTTGAGTCTTTGTTTGATTCATATTCAGATTTAAACTCTTCAACTTCCATGCACTCAGACAAGCTTTTGGACACGCCCAAAACAGGAGGTGGAACAAGTTTTGCTATCTTATCTCCACCAGAAAAATCATAACCTAAAGCTCTTGCAGCATCTCTTAGAGATTGTCTTGCTCCAGTTCGGTTAAATGTACAAATATGAGCTACTTTATCTTCTCCATATTTGTTTTTTGCATATTCTATTACCTTATCTCTATGTCTATCGTCAAAGTCTAGATCGATATCCGGCATTGATTTTCTTCCTTCAACCAAGAATCTTTCAAAGAGAAGACCAAATCTAATAGGGTCTAGATTTGTAATGTCAAAAGCGTACGATAAAACACTTCCAGCAGCAGAGCCTCTACCCCAACCAACTCTTATGTCATTTGTTTTTGCCCACCTAACAAGGTCAGAAACAACCAAGAAGTACTCTGGAAAACCCATGTCTTTTACGACTCTAATTTCATGAAGAGCCCTATCTAATATCTCTTGTGGAAGAGGGTCTCCATATTTTCTCTTCAAGCCCTCCCACGCTAATCTCTCAAAGTATTCTATTGAGCCTTCTTTTGTTGGTATTGGAAAATTAGGAAAGTGTATTTCTCCAAAAGAAAGATCTACATCTACCATGTCATTAACTAACATTGTATTATCTAACCAATCTTTTGGAAATCTAGATGCCATCTCATCATAAGATTGAAGATAAAACTCTTCTCCAGAAAAAGAAAATCTATCTGGAGTATTCACATTTGAGTTAGTTGCAACGCATAACATAATGTCATGGGCTTGTGCATCTTTTTTGTGCACATAGTGACAGTCTCCAGTTGGAACTATCTTTGCTCCTATTTCTTGAGCTATTTCAATAAGTAAATTAGATATCTTTCTTTGCTCAGAAAGACCATGATCTTGTATCTCTATAAAATAATTCTCTTTGCCAACGATATCCTGCATTTTTTTAGCAGCTGAAAGAGCAAACTGGTAATCGTTTCTCAAAAGAGCTTGAGCGACTTCTCCGTTTAGACAGCCAGAAAGGACTATAATTCCTTCACTATATTCTTCTATTAAAGAGTGGTCAATTCTTGGCTTTCCATAATATCCATCTATAAAAGATTTAGAGGATATATTAATAATATTATGGTACCCAATATTGTTCTTTGCAAGAATGGTTATATGATAAGGGCCTCTTTGTTCCCACTCATTTTTTGCAGGACCAGATCTTTCTTCTTCATCTCTATCAAATCTAGTTTTTCTAGCCTGATAGAATTCCGATCCGAGTATCGGTTTTACCCCAATACTTTTACCTGCATCATAAAAGTCAAGCCACGAGTGTATATTGCCATGGTCTGTCGTTGCAAGGCCTGACATCCCGTAATGATTTTGCCCTTGTTAAATATTGCTCTATGTCTCCATGCCCATCTAGCATAGAAAAAACGGTATGATTATGCAGGTTCGTCCAGTTCTTCATGGAACTATTATAGTCCTCTTTCTCTATCGCTGGAGTCTAAAGAAGAGTCTCTTCTTTCTCTATAGGTGATAATTACTACTCCGCCACAATATGTGCACGGAACGGATAGTCCTTGTTGCGCAAAAGAACTCTTTTCCATGTAAGACATTGGTTGATCAGATTTGCACTCAGAACAAACTCCAATAACATCATCTGGATTATTTATCTTTTCCATCATTTTCCTTTCTATTTGTTTTATAAGCGAATCTTATTGGTGAAGGAGATGACTTTTCTTGAGTCTCTATATATTTTTCTCCTACTTTAACCCATTTTTTTCTTTCTTCTAACTGACAGCTACCACAACCAACGCCAACAGAGTTAGCTCTTTCACATGTATATGGTCTGCCACCAATGCCCATTTCTCTTCTCTTTATCCAATCATTAATATGTGCAGAGGATTTTTCAAAATTATAGTCATGACACATACTTAAAATCTCATGCAAAACTTTTATTGATTCTTCTGTATAAGTTAGAATAGAGCAAAGAAATAGTCTTGCCTCATGCTCCAAGAAACCCTGTTCTTTTGCTTGCGTATAAAGTCTTGCAAATGCTGAACAGCTTTTGAATAGTTCTTTTGGTGTAAAAACTTTTTCTGAAGCTTTAAAGTTTTTAAGTGCGTTAGTGCCATTTTTGTTAAAGTAAGAAAGAAAGTCTTTACTTCTTTCTTTTTCTTCTTCCATTTTATAAGAGTACTCCCTATACCACTCATTGGCTTTGTAGGAAAAAACATAAGGTTCATAATCAATATTCTTTTTTTCTTTAGAACTATTCATAATAAAATCTATTCCATAGCTAAATTCACTAAAAGTAAATAAGGTTTTATATAAGCCAGTATCTTGATGCTTTGACCCAGGAAGTCTCCACATTCTTCTAAGGTCATAGACACTCAAATCAAGTGTGTTTAAAGATAAAATTTTCTTAATGTCTGATGCTATAAATTTATAAACTTTAGGAAGATCGTTACCTGGAGAAATTCCAAGTGCTACTGCATCACATTCTATATGAAAACCTTTTTTGCCAGTGAAGTATATTCTAATAGCTTCTTCTGGAATTTTCTTTTTTAAAAAATCAATAAGTTTATTTGCTTCTAGATAAGATTCGTTTATATCTTTTGAATCTAAATCAAAATATAGGTTTGAATATCTTGTTGACGAATCTACATCATGACTGTTGTATAGCCATACAGAAGTATATATTCCGAGTGTTTGCATGTTTATCTGAGTAAGCATCCACGTCTGAATAGTCTATTACTAAAGGATTATTGTCTTTTTTATCTCTAATAACCCTAGACAAAGATGGTACATACCTAGCTACTTCTACATATTTCCATGCGCTCAAGTACTTTGATTGATCTTTTTCAGGCTTCACTTTATTTTTCCTTTGCCAGAATCTTGTGAATAGTTATATATTACTACCTTATCTGACTTCATTTCAAAAGAGTAGGTTCGATAGTAAACGGATTCTTCTATTAGCTTTTCTATGTTTGAAACTAAATAGTTTCTTTTAAACATTTTTTCTTCAGAAAAATCAGCTGACTTTCCATCGTTCTTCATTTATGTTTTCTCCGTCGACTATGTAGTGAAGCTTTGAAGCTAAATTGTCAGCTGTATGAACAATCATATCTAAGTAAGTTATTGGAACAGTTTCTGGTATAGGAGACCATGGGCCTAAGTGACATCTGATAAGTCTCAAAATTGTTTGTACGTCTTCTTCATTTAAAAAAAGAGTAGAAGACTGAGCTTCGCTTGCATACTTTTTATCTTCTTCTTGACATTTTTTAATTATATCTACAACAGTATACGGATGCATCTTATCATACCTAACAGACCCGTCGACCTGTTCTTTTCCTTTTGTTATATCATGTAAAAGGCAAGCAGCTATAACAAGATCAAACTCTTCTGAAGACACACTATGAGACTCGCAAAGTATTTTTGCCGCTCTTACTACTCTCTTTGTGTGCAGTACGTTTCCGCCAGCAAATCTTTCATCTGGTGGATGATGTTTACCTGAAAAACTAGCGGGTATCTTCCAAAATAGATCAGCCCTTATTAGTATAGATCTCACAAAAGACTTCAAGCCTTCATCGCTTATTAGTTCAACTTCTTCAATGATAGATTCTAAAAATTTATCTTCTTCAGAAATCATTGAAACAATAGGTGAATCGTCAAGTAGATCATCTAGTAAGTCTTTTTTATCATTTTGCTTTGACATTTTCTTCTTCCTTTAGGTTCCATTTAGACCATTTTGAACAGGGTGTATCAAACGGACATTTCTTGCAGTAGTAGGTTAAACCTCTTCTTGGTGCGTATACTTCAGAATCTTCCAACTCTTCCACCCAAAAGTTTACAAGGTCAATATAATCTGATTCCTTATCTAACAGATTTAGATTAGAATCATTAGCTAATATATCATAATATCCATAATATACTGGTTTGTTAGTCATTAATTTCTTTTTACTATAAGCGTACTGCATGCATGCAAAATCGAGAACGTACAAGTGCTCATGAGATGTTTTATAATTAAATACCCATTTAACTACATAAATACAATTATTTTTAGTATAGATTAAATCAAAAACGTCTGATACTACAGTGTTATTGACGGGCAAAAAGTATTCTTCAGATATACCAATTGGAATAATATCTGGATCAGAAAAATAATTATAAAAAACCAACAGACAAGCAGCTGCTTTAGTTGTTAAGCTAGCCATATTACCATAGGCTGATTCATGCTTATCATTAATAATATCTTGCACTCCGGAACCTTCTGGGAACCAAAGCTTTTGCCATCTATTTAATAATGCCGAGTATGACGGTGGCATTCCGCTTTGCTTTTTATATAGAAAAAAGCTCATTACACTTTTTAATGTATTTTCAAATCTAAGAGAAACTAAATCCCTACTAGGAATAGTTTCATTCATCTTTTTTACATACCTATAATCATAAAGTAGTGCACATGTTTGAAAGTCTTTTAAAGACTTTGGAGTTACCTTGTTCATTAAGAAAAATCACCGCCCAATAGATCGTCAAGTATAGAAGAAGCTGTGCTATAAGATTCTTCTGTTACTACATTATACTCTTCATATGTTTTTTTAGAGTCTACATATCTGACTAAAGGTGGATCAAATATAAAAGTTGATCCAGTAATTCTATTTTTTGGTATCTGCAATTGCATTAAGTACTCGTCATCTGAATCATCTCCAGATATTAATCTTTTTTCAGTAATAAATATTGTTACAGCGCATTTCTGTTGAATAGCAAGAGATCCACCAGTATCAGACTGTTGAACTACTTCTCTTTTTTCTTTCATTCTATTAGCATTTTCTTGCGCAGTAATAATTAAAACGCAATTCATGTCTCTAGCTAATTTTTCTAGTCTTACCATCATTTCTTCAAACTCTCCCCATCTAGGCTTACCTTTTCCACCCCTAGTAAACATAGACTGTATTGTGTCAATAACAATAACATCTGGAAGCTTTGAATTATGACCCATTAAATCCCTAAGCCATCTTTCAAGGTCTTCAAAGTATGGAGTATCTGGATCATGTCTTACCATAAATCTTTCACCCCATTCATCTAACTTATCTTGAAAAACTTTTAGATGCTTTTCTTTTTCTTGAGTAGACCATTTTGACAGCTCAGCATAGACGTTTTTTCCTATAATTTGAGTCATTAATACACGCTCCCAATGAGCAGTGGCCTCCTCAAAATTCACAAACAAAGCAGAATAACCATTATCAACCCAGTTATTTACTAAGCACTTAGCAAAAGTCGATTTACCCTTGCCAGATGGTGCGATTATGGCATGAACTGCCCCTTTAAAGAACCCACCTTCGTCTGTATACCCCATTGCTCTATTAAGTGCTTTGAATTGAGTAGGCATGAAGTCTGGTATATTTAAAAGTTCTCTTGCTCTAGAGGAAATGTCAGATGCTGTCGTAACCTTTTCTAGTGGGTCATAATTAATCTGGCCTTCTATTTCTCTAATCTTGGTAGTTAGTATAGATATTCTATCTATATCCTCATCAGACTTATTATTTTTTTGACTAATAAGTATCTGCAGTTCTTGTAAGTATTCAAGTTGCTTTCTTTTATTTGCCTTGTGTTCTATCAACTTTAAAACAGATTCTTGGTCTGATAAATCTATTTCAAGGAGTATAGAAAACATTGCATCAACGCCAGGAATACCACCGAGTGCGTCATATATATCTGTTTCTGTTTCAAGCCACGATTTAAATGCTATTGGATCTACAATGTCTAATGCAGTTGCTTTATAGTATGCAACTATAGCATTATAGAATTCATATATTCCAAGCTGACCATGATTCAGTCCTACCATTTCTGCTGGAAGCTGTTCAACAAAAAAGGATACAGAACCTTTATTTCTTAAACAAAGTGCAAAGATTTGATATTCTATTGGATAAGTTTGTTTTTCATCTTCGTTTGTCATTTTTCTTTTTCATCTCTTTGTACATTTGTTTTCTACTACTATTATATCTCTTTTTTGCTTTTTGATAATACGGGTTTGTCGTTATTGACTTTTTGTCTTCAGTATAAAAGTCTGTTGACTTTAAAGCTTCTAACATTCTTTGATAGACCGCATCTTCTGTAAGTTTGTCATTATATCTAAATATAACTAGAGCAATTCCTTGCTCTCTACAAAGCTCTATCTTTCTTTTATCTCTCTCAATAGATCTTTCAAAATCTTCTTTAGAATTAAAGAATCTACCAGTGTAATAAAAATGCTGTCGTCCATGATACTCTGCTCCTATTTTATATTTTGGACAGAATATATCAAGCTTTAGTCTTTCACCAACATGATATTCATTAATTATTTTTTCATTGGGCAATAGCTTTTGCATTATTGAGGTTAATGCAGCTTGTCCTCTAGACATTTTTCTATGCTTAGATTTAGCCCAAGAAAGACCTGATGACTGAATTTTCTTGTTCAAAAATGATAGGGTCCAACCAAGTTCTTTAGCTATTTCAGTTAAGGAAAGCGAAGACTCCATCAAGAGATCTGTCATATACTCTATGTCATCTTCGTCGTATTTGGTTATATCCTTAGGCATATCACTGCCTATTCGTTATGCTAAACACCTTACCAAAATCTAGTATTGACATATCTGTCTTAGACCACACCTTAGAAGCTAGGGCAGAAGAAAGAACTGGACAGTCAAATATGCAGTAATCTAATTCAGATGAATTATCTACAATTGAATCTACAATTGAATCAATTCTGTCATAAAAGTCATTATAAGGAACATGAATGATTTTTGAATTAATTCCAATAATATTTTGTATGTTCTTTTTTTCATGAAAAGTTACAACAATATTTTTACTGTACCTAATATAGAAATTAATAAAACTTTCAAAAGCTACCTTATTATTTGTAAACATGTTCTCAAAAACTCCAGCATCATAGACTGTTGAGTTTGACAGTTGTGGAATATTGTTGACATCAATTCCAGATGTCGGACTAAAGATATAGTCTGGTAGCGCCTTAAAAAAGTTCTTGTCATTTAAAGACAAAGTGTTTTGCACTGCTTTAGTAAAATACTTTGGTGGTCTCTTCTCTGCTGGCATTCTACCAGAAGCCACCATTAAAGCAGACTTAGGAAAGGAAACGTAACCAAACCTATTTTTATTTGACATTAAGTATGTTAGGTCTATAATGCTTTCTTTAAAATTTTTAACAATCATACAAGCTCCAATGTTTGTTGTCCAAATACACCCCATGGTATAAGAACTGGTTCTTTATCTAAAATAGATTGTAGGTGAATTATATTATGGAACTCACCTTTATCTAAGGTCATGTATCTTTCATATTTAGACTGTTTATCTTCATCTTTTATGTAACCCATATGCTGCATTACAAAAGGGTTTTCAAACCAATAGTTTCTACTTCTAACCCAAGACTCTACGTATGTAGGCTCTGATCCGCAAGCCAATCTTTTATCTCTGTAAACACCATCTTTAGCAAATCTGAAAATTCTAAAAGTATTATGAGGTGCCCACATTTTATCAACCCTATAAGATGTTGAATTCCACATTTCATATCGTCTAACATTAGCAACATCAAATGGAGACTTAGTTAAAACATCACCTATTGATTCGTTTGTTTTTGTATATAACTTTTCGTCAGCATCTATAGCAACAATCCAGTCTCCTGGCTTTGCGTGATTTGACAGGTTTTTCCAAGCTTCGCTTCTTAGCATTCCTTCATGCTTTGTGAATAAAACCTCTTCTGTTTTATAAACCTGCGCATATCCAGAAGCTATCTCTGCAGTATCGTCAGTAGAACAGTCATCTGTAAATATTATTTTATCTACTTGAGTAGATAATCTTTTTAAGACATCTTCAAGATATCTATTTTCTTCGTTTCTCGCTACCATAACAGCGTAGATCATTTTAATCTCCAATTGATAAAGGGTAAGAGGAAGCGATAAACCTCCTCTTACCCTTGAACAGTAATACTAGGCTTCGATTTGCTTGTGGGCTTCGACTGCTGGAATTCTCTCAACATCTGTTGTCTTAAGAATTACTTCTCCTCGCACATTTCTGCGCCCATTGGCTAGCTTCTCGGCGTCGCTCTTGCTGTTTGCCTTGACTAGTGTTACAGTTTCTACTGTAAAGTATTTGAACTTGTTCTCTGACATATTGTTCCTTTTTTAATTTGTTGGATAATGGATAGATATATAGTCTATAGCATCTTGCAGGTTGTTTGCAAGTTTGGTTGCCATATATTTCATATATGGTCGATCTTTATTTTGAGTAGAGCACATGACTACACAAGGTTGGTCATGCATTTTGGCCCAAGCCATTTCAAAATCTGTTCCTATGTAAGCCCTATCTTCTAGTAGATATTCTACTAAAATTAAATCTGACTTTTTCTGCATGAACAAATTTTTTTGAACAATTTCATCGGGTGTCATATCTGATTCTTCTGGAATAGAAGTTGGATCGTATATTTTATATCCCAAAAACTTGAGGTTTTCTGTTGCAGATTTACGCCAACCCTTGGCGTAGTCTCCAACATAGTCCATAGCTCCAGCTAAATAAACTGTAATGCTCATACTGGCCAATGATACTCTAAATCTGATGGTTCGTCAAAGAACTGTGAATAATACTCGTAATCTTTTCTTAGAAGATTAGATCTATGCGATTTATGAAAATCTATGCCACCAAACCAATGGGGGAGTATGATATTTTTATGATCAACTTCTTCAAACTTCATATTATTTTTATAACCACGATCTATCCACTCTAAGATAGTGTAGTTCTGATATAGCTTTAGCGCTTCTTCGTACCCTGTCCACATGCGAGTGACAGGATGGTTACGCCAACCTTTAGTAGGCGTTCTTTCGAGTAATATATTAAGAACTTGAAATGTTTCAACACGTTGTTTTCCTAACCGACGATAGTCTAATACTTTTACTGACTCTACAAAATCTGGGTATGGTAGAAATGTTTGCATTATTTTTCTTTCTTGAACTCGGTGAAAGTTTTATCTCCAACACCATAATACTCTCTTGCTAGTCCAGAAGCAACTATGTCCGTATTTAAACATGCTCCTGCTTCATTCCATACTCTAGCAAGAACTCTTCCATATTTCTCGTTCTTATCAATAATTGTTTCAATTTTTACTTTATGATTTGCTGCTGTCAACCATTGATCAGTAAACTCTTTAGCAGCTAAGCCCATCTTCTTTTCTTCAATATTAGAAGTTCTGCTCTCTGGGGTATTAACGCCATAAAGACGAACTCTTCCCTTCTTAAGGGTGTCAAATCCCAAGTCAATAACAATATCAAATGTATCGCCATCAACTACCTTTTTAACTTCTGCGTTATATATCCAGGGGTTTAATTTATCTGTCATTTTAATCTCTTTCTATTCCAAAATGGTCACATGCTTTTCTAAAAATTTCTCTACTAATTGGAAAGTATTTATCAACCTCACTAATACCTTCGTTTGGTCTTGGTGTAGATGCATGCCAACTGTGACCTATCGACACTGTGCCGTCATAAACAACATTGTATCCCAAGTGTCTTGCAAAATATGCGCACCAAGTTTCTTCGTAGTAATGAGGCGTTGGAAGAAACGCACCTTTAGCTTCTGGGTGTATTTTTTTATATTCTGGATGATTGGTCATTTCATCCCACACATCTCTTCTAACAAAAAAAGCTGAACCAAAAACTGTTACACAATTTATTCTATCCTTAAACATTGTGTCTTCTTTATCCTCCAGCATCCACCCTCTTATAACTGGATTGGAGCCAGTTCCCACAACTCCTGCGTGTGTTATTCTTCCGGATTCGTCTCTTTGTTTTACGCCAAGAATATGAACACTACGATCTTCATCAAAAATCTCTTGCACTCTTTGCACATCCGAAGAAGTCATCCATATGTCTCCGTTTAAAAGAGCGACTATATCTGAATTGCATCTACTGGCCATATCATTGCAGGCTGCAGAATATCCTATATTGTTTCTTAAGTATAAATTATCTATCTGATAATTGTGAGAATTTGATCTCATAAAATCAACAAAGGAATCTGTTGATCCATTGTCTGTTATATATAACTTCCAAACTTTTTCAACACTATCTAAATCAGAATGAAGAGTATCCATCATTCGTTTTAATAAGGGTGCTGAGTTGTAATTAACAACACAAAGGTCTATCATATTTTTGTCCTAACTATTTCGTAAGCGTCTTTAGGGTTAAGGCCTGCATCTATTAAAGATAGATACTGTTGTATGGCATTTGTTAAGTCTTCTTCAAAAAAGAATTCTTTAAGTCTGTTTCCAAACTTTGATGGATCTGATTCTGTATCTACGGTGTGATTTTTCTTAGGCTTTGAGTATTTCAGTGCTGTATACATTCCGCACAAAGCTGATACAAAAATTAATGTTTTAGTTCCAGTCTTCATCATCATCATTCATATAAGAAGGGTCAAAATAATTTTGCTCTACGTTAGACCTAATAAAAGCTGCGATTTCTATATATTGTTGTTTAGTATCTTTATCTTCTTCTTTTTTGGATAAAGATTCAAATACTTCAGCAGCTGCTATAAACCAATCTGCTGTAGCAACTAAATAAGACTCGTGTGGCTTAAGTCTAATGTTTACTTTCTTTTTTGAATTTAATTTCTTACTCATTTTCTTCTTCTACTTTATAGACACAAAGATCATTTGTGTCTGGTTCAAATGTAACAAATAATATTTTTTTTGTATTTGGATCTACACCAGCTGGTGGTGGAGATTCTACTGCTATTTTTTTAGATGAACAACCATAAACCTGGCTGACACCTTCGTATACTACTATATAATTAAGCTTTGATGCTGGCATTATACGCTTTCTTTTTCTATTTCCACTACTTCAATGGAAGCTTTGTCAAAATATTCTTTTATTCTAGGCCAATCTTTATAGTTAGAGTCTTTAAAACAAACTACTTTTTTGATCGTTGTATTACATATTAGCTTAGCGCAGCCGAAACAGGGTGGTCCATTAACATAAATTTTTTCTGGTTCCGAACTGTAATCACAGTGTATTATAGCGTTTTGTTCGGCGTGTACTGATATACAATTATCGTATACGGAACCATTTAGACTATCTTGTTGGAGCCTTGGACAGCCACCATCTTTACAGTGCTTATAATTCTTGGGTCCACCATTGTATCCAAAACCAACTATATGTCCGTGTTTATCCAAAAGTACAGCTGCATACTGCTTTTTTCCGCACGTAGAAAATATATTAGCAGCGGTTCTACATAGCTCCATATATTGGAGATCTTTTTTTGTGATACTCATATCAAATATAATATTAAACCAGAAAAAAATCCAACAATAAGCGACAATACTATTAAAATATATTTAGTATTTTTATCTGTTTCTTCCCTAATTGAATTATTAAGTGAACAAATCCAATTAATTAACAAAGCAAATATGAGTAAAGAAATAAACTGCATTACTTAGATCCTATTAGACATGAGAGAGAAACTGGATAAACAGGCTGTACCAACCTATAAACTGCATCAGCGTAGTGTTGTATTTCTACCTGCGACTCTTCTGCCATTCTTTGCGATAGGAACAACGCTACAGACTGAAGACTGCACGACCATCTATAAATGACATTTAATGAGTACGCAGGCAAAAATAATCTAGCTTGTTCAGGAGCTATTCCATTATCCATAGCCATCTTGTAAAGAGCTTCGCCAGACTCAATATATCTTCTTAGTTCAGTTGTAAAAACAGAACCTGTCCAAGGACCAACTAATCCAGAAGAACCTTGTTTTTTATCTTCTGAAGCCATTCTCCACTCATCTGGTTCAGGAACATAAAAGTCTGGTTCCATAGTTATATATCTTCTTGAAGATTCGTTCCACGCATCCATTGTGTGATCAGAACCAACAACATACTTCCAATGCTGTCTAGCAACCATAAGTGGAGCTTTAAACTCAAAGGTCATAAAAGCGTGTCTAAATGGTGACATATGATTTTCTCTTGCGAGAAAGTTGATCAGTCTTGCGTCTTGTGTCGTAAGTTCATTTGTTCTATTTTCTTTTGCAAAAGACGCTCTCGCTGCATTTACTACGGAAATATCACTACCCATATAGTCTACAAGTCTTACGTAACCATTATTTAGGACTTTGATTGTACCCTCGTTCTCTGTAAGTGTTTCCTTACTAACAACATCTGGTTCTATTACTTTCATTTCTATAAAATCATTCTTCATAATCGTCACCTGTTTCATAATCATCTGTGTCTATGTCATCATACATCATATCAACATAGGAATCTAGATCTATGTCTTTGTACTTATTTACTATCATATCTTGAAGGTCTTCTGAAAACGTATAAATATCATCTATAGAATCTGCAATGTCTTTTTCTATTGAAAATTCAGGGTCTAATATAAGATCAATAACTATATCATTAATATATATAGATGTATGATTTAAAGATTGTATTATATTTAAATATTTTTTTATATGTTCTATTTTTTCTTCGTTAACTATTTTTTCAACGTTTTCTATTTTTTCGTTTTTAGCTATTTCAGAAAAGATTTTATCAATATCATCTTCAAAATCGCCCATGTTACTTACTGTTTTCTTTTATAAACTTTATTTCGCAAGAGTCTGTTGTGCAGTATGATTCGCCTATTGCGTCTGCAGCCATACCTGCATACACGCCAGTTAAATCTATGGGGAATAAGTTATTTCCTGCTTCGACATACTCAGACTCTTCTATCTGAGTATACGGCATCTGAGGGTACGTGTCGTTTCCACTAGCTAAAAATGACACAGTCTTTAACTGACCATCATACATATGCAGGACCGTCCCAACATGATGTTTTTCTTTATCTTTATCAAATGAAACTGTCACAGAAACAGAATTGTCAGACCAATATCTTTGAGCAGCAGCTGCTAAGGCAATTTTTTCAAAGATAGTTACATCTTTTTCCGATCTATTGGATCCAGATTTAATTGGAAAATACACAACAGACGTAGTATCTGGAGACTCTGATGCTGGCTCTACCCTATAGTTGGCCATTCTAAATAATGGAAGCATTGGGTCGTCATTTGAGAATCTAATCGTTCTATTGAAGAACTTGCCACCTGGAGTCCAGTGAACTCCTGGAGACTCTCCAGCAAGAATGGACACAGTACCGGATGGTTTGATCGTTGTCATTTTGATTGACTCACGAATACCAAGCCACTCTGAGTAGACATTGTCGTATCTTTGGATTGTCTTATATCCTTCATCCATCCAATCTCTTAAGACTGGCATACCGTTGTTGTCTGCAAAGTCTGCAACACCAGACATTGATGTTCCAATTCTTCTATTTCTTTGCATGATCGCGTTTGTTTCTTCCCAGTGTGTTGGTAAAAGCGTAACAGTTTTTGCATATAGGTAGGCAAACTTTAAGGTTCTCTTATAGTCCTCTATCGAATCATGTCTACCAAGATATGTTTCAACAAGTGTACAGCACTCGTAAGACTCCAAAGACTGCTCGGCACATGGATTGAATCCAGAAACTCTATGGTCTTTATTGTTAGCCGGATCAGCAAGTCTTCCATACTTTCTTGCCATATCCATCCATATTACTCCTGGCTCACCATTTCGTGATATACCATCTACTATTGGAGAAAGATCTTGGCCAACAGAAACTTCAACTGAATTATTTGACATCCAACCCCAACCAGGGTTTTCTGAATCATAAGAGTTTCTTTCAGGAAATACCTCTGCGTTCTTTAAGTTAAGAAAGTTCTGATCATCTATTCTACCTATTAGTAGTTCAGCAGAACGACGAACATTTCCAGAAACAACACAAACACCAATAAGGTTTCCTATATCTGCAATATCTTTTCTTGTAAGTCTTTCCCCATTACGATTTTTAAAAATCTTTCTAATGGCTGTGTGAAGTTTAACAAGTGGTGCTGGCCCAGAAGCTGTACCTCCAAAAGTTTTAATGGGAGTACCGAGTGGTCTTATCTCATCATAATTAAATGACATTGGATTTTGATCAGGCTTTAAGTAAGAATTAATAAGAGTGACAGTTGAATCTCTCCAGCCTTCTCTGCTATCTTCTATGGTCTCTACGATTTCTGGTTTATTTGGTTCATATATAACGAAGTCTTTATCTGCACCCTTATCATCAAAGCCAACACCAACACCCAGCATTGATGCTTCCATTAGGAATCCAAACGGCTTTGCTGGATTATGCTTTGTCATCTCAACCGTGCTAACAAATGCACAGTTCTGCAGTGCTGCTGAGTTCTTTTGCACATTAACTATATTTGTGCCCATCATCCATAAGCCACGTCCTGGTGGTGTCCATTTCAAATTAAACAAACGATCAAAGGCTTCTTTTGCAGAAGCTTGTGCTTTTGCGTCATTCCACGGAAGTCTGCTTTTTTTGCAGTGATCTTTCTGCAATGAGTACATGCCATTAATTACTCGTTCGCAAACATCTGTCCAAGTTTCTTTTGTGCCATCTTCTTTAATTCTTGAATATGTGCGAAGAAAGGTGATCTCCCCAACAGAGTTGCCTCCAGCATCTACGTACCCAAAAGGTGCTCTTTTTTGGCGATACTGCTCAACAAAATCGTCAGAAACCTTAAAAGAATACATTGAAATTGATTTTGTATTTGGTACCTGTTGCTCTTCTTGTGTAGCGATTGTCATTTTATCTCCTTGTTTGGTTTCTTTATATAATCAGAATTAGTTTTTCTAAATTCCATGTTTTTGATTTTGTTAATTTTTTCTACTGTATAAGCTCTATGTATTTGTTTTTCAAAGAAGTACCCACTTCTCCAATTAATAACTTTTTCTAAAAAGTTTTCATGATTTATAAAGATACTGCATACGACTGCACCACCATATATTCTTACAATATTCTTTAACTTTTCTGTGACTACTGTTTTATTTTCTTCTGTAATTTCACCAGAGTTATATGCTCTTTCGTAAAGCCAGTTAAAAGCTTGTCTACTCATTGGGGAGTAATCTATCGGATCTATAATACCAGATTTAATAACTTCTTTTCTATAATTTTTAACTTCAAGATCTTTTTCGATTGTCTCTTTGAATAAAGAAAACCAATCTCTTTCATTAAATTGAACCCATCCTGTACACCAAAATAAAAGCCTATGTGGAGGATTCGGAATCGTTGTATTATCAATTACTGGCAAAAGGATTGCACATGATATAGCTTTTTTAACCATCTCATTTGCTTGCTCTTTATCTTTGGATTTATTATAAAAATTGTTCCACAACTTTATGATATGTGGAACCCAATCTATGTCGGCAATATATATTTTTAAATATTCGTCTGCTAATTCTTGTGATAAAGAATTTTCTTCTATTGTTTTTTCTAATAAACCTTTTGACACCTATTACTACCTATCTAAAACCAGAAAAACCTATCAACTTGCCCATTAAATGAACAATCCCGTCATAAAATTGACGGGATTGATTACTGGTCTCGCCTTGCTGACTATTATATCAACAAAACATGCGACCCATATGTTGTATTTGCTATTGTAACGATCTATTATCCAAACAATCTTTTTCTTATTTTCTTTTCAGCTAAAAGATGAGCTGTTAAAACGCCCCATGCCATGATTGGCAAAGCTGCTTTAAGAGGAGATTCTGTAGCTCTCCAAAAAGCCCTTGTCATTGTTTCGGCATTTTGTGTTTTTATTGCGTATGTATCATAGCAGATTACTAATCCAGCAATTGCTAACCAGGCATAGGCTCCTGAAACTCTGTCATCTTTTTTAAGATCTAAAGGAGTTTTATAATAATTAAAGAGCTTTTGCTGAGGGAACTCCGTACCACTCTTGAACTTTTTCTCTTCCATATTCACCAGTCTCATTTGCCTGTCCATATCCATCTGTAAAGATTTTAGAACTTGTTACGCCCTGAGCCTCTGTTGGTCTAAATACACCAAACGAAGCTGGAGCACCTTGTGCCTCTGTTCTGGCTGCGTGACCAAAGCCGGCAGCAAAAATTTCTGCTGAAGTTACTCCATCAAAGAAGTAATTGCTATAAAGGCTGTAATCAGTTACACGATCTGCATGGCCATAACCAGATGGAAACGCAACTGCACCATCTAACCCCTTGTACTCTTTTGGTTTAAATCTTGCACCGTCGTATGTGGCTGTTCCATCAGGGAATGTGCCAGATAATGGATGAATGTAAAGAGTGGTCCCATTAAATATTTGCGAAAGGAATCTATTACCAGGACGCTCTCCAGTACCAGGTACGTAATGGTTGTCTGGGGCTCCATCAAGGAGGCCCTTAGCAAATAAGGGGTAGAAAGAATATGTTCCAGCCGTACCCTTATATGGGTTTACCATATCGGCTGTGCTACGACCCTTGAGAACTGGTCTAGGCCCAACGTAAAAAGTTGCCATTTTAACTCCTTGTGGTTAAGTTATTTGTATTTATATAGTAATCAATTTTCCTAGAATTAAGTGTATTTGATTATCAAATCAGACAATACGGGGACTGTTCCATCATCTAGCTGAGCCAGGCTTACCTCAACCCATATGCTAGATGATCCACCCTGCGGTGACTCACTATATCCTCCTCCAGAAGTCGGATACAATACCCTATAGTCGAAGCATAGGTCTATTAAACTTAGTGGAACGTTGTAAAGCTTAGGGGTTACACTTGAGACAGTATTAATTAAAGTATTTTCTGGAGCAGTAAATTTAATAAAAGCCTTGCCTTGTGGCAAATACTTATCGACTCTGATGTCAAGATCTGAAAGACCATATGTATATATGAACTTGTTGTTTTCTTGAAAGTAATTTCTCTGTCTCATTAATATTCTAACTGCTGTGACTGGTCTGTTGTCTGTCTGTTGAATGTTAACATTAAAGTATAATGGTCCAGCACCCAGCACGGCGTCTGAATTGACAGCCCTATTCCAACCACCTGGAGCCACGTACCCAACAGCATTGGTATCGTCGTTATATAAAGAAAGTTCGTTGAGTGGTCTCCAACCATCTGATTGAGATAACGTTGCTGTAGGGTTCTTTGTATACTCTACAGAAAGGATGTCTACTGAGTTTATTGGATAGGGTGTAAATCTTATATTATTAATCTTTTGATTAGGAATATTTTGTGGAACTCTTACATAAAAATACATTCCTGCACCTTGTGGGTCAGCAGTTTCTGATATAACCGACCTTGACCAAACCTTGTCGTATGTGTCATATAGGCTAAAGTAAGGTGGGGTTGTATCCAAGACGGCTCCTGGAGCATCTATGTTTGAATTGCTGACTATATTAAAGTTAATATAATCAGGAACCACTTGCTTTCCATCCGATGCGTACGATTTAAGGGTTGATATAGAGGAGGCAGAAACATATGGGAGTGTTATAAAGTTATATATTGAGTTAAAGCTTAACTGCTCAGCATTTGGTATCGCATAATTGGTAAGTCCAGCAAACCTTGAGTTTTCAATCTGAGACATAGAATGTATAGACAGCATCTTTTCTGAGGCTTCTAAAGCCTTCAGTCTGTCTTCTGCATCTCTGACTGCTTGCGTTAAAAATATATGGTCTTTAACTAATCTTCCAAAATAATCATTTATTTTTTTATCTATTAAATTATATTTATTGTATAAATAAACAAGATCTTGATAATTCTCTTCCACTCTTGCGTTATATTCGTCGCTAGAATAGTTTCCACCGTACTGGTTGGTTCTTTTCTGTGTAGTTATTTTATCAACCATTTTGGTCTCCTAATTTTCCATTCTATTTATTTTCTTCATAATTCTAAAAAGTCTGCTAGATATCTCCACTGTGTCACTTAAAGTTAAAGTAGATCCATTAATTTCTGGAGTTTGAGATTCGTCATTATAGTACCAAAAACTAGCCGAAAAAAATGGAGTTGAGTCTAAAGTATTAGGCGTAGCTGCTTTATGGAAGTAGAAGGCAGCTGTCATTGTTTTTATGATTCCTTCGGCATTTACTATTCTTTTTTTTAACTTTTCAACATCTTGGATAAAAGAATCTTGTTCTAAATTTTCTTTTTGACTATTTCTTGGGCCCCTATAAATATTTCTATATCTAATAAATTGAGGCTGTACAATGTTTTTTGTGTTATCGAATTCGTTATACATATATGGTGACATGATTATCCTCCGAATGCATCAGATGCAGATATAGATATTGAATCTGCTATAGTTTCTGATCTCTTAAATTTTAGTCTATAAGAAGTTAGCATTGGGGTTGATTTAGAATCCCTTAATGGCCTTCTCATTTCTGCTTTAACTCTAATTGAATTTACTGTATTAAAAGTAGAATTATTATTATAAAAATATATTCTTGAATCTGGAAGAATCTTTTTATTAGAAACTATATATTTTTCTGTATCTATTTCTATAATAGAAAAAACATTATTTAGAACTGAATTACTATCTCTTAACATATACTTATTTATACTAGACAGATAATTTTGATATATGTAACCATACTGATTTATTCTGGCTTGCTGTAACAAGGTAATAGATCCACTTAGTCCACCGTATGTTTCGCCAGCATTTTTTGGTGCTGCATCAATTAATATTGCTATATTATTTTTTCCTTTTTTAAGATTCCACAATATATTTGCAGTGTTTATCTGGTTTGATATGGTAGAAATAAGGCTTCCATTTAGGTATATTGAAACATCCCACAAAGATGAATTTTGATCATCTTTTGAAAATGTTTTTTCAAAAGTAATGTCCTGTGGACATAAAATATCTAATGATATATATACGCTTCCCCCAGAATCCAGGTTGGGAGCTGTCCAGAAAGAGCTTGAACTTGAAATTGTATTATTGGATTCTATTACCTGCACTGTAGTATCTGCTCCACTTAGAATCTGATTCTTCCATCTTTGATTATCTCTAGATAATCCCTGGATATAAGGAACCCTATACCATGAGTATCTGTTAGTTCCTTCTAGTATGATTGGTTCTATGTAATCTTTTTCTGAATTAAGTTTTGCTATTCTATATAAAGATATATTCTCAAAGCCAGGAATATTTCTTGTTGGACTTTCGTCAAAATATTGGATGTTTCTAGCTGAAGATCCAACACTGCTTGAGTTCACTATATTTAAATATTCTAAATTAGATCCATTAAAATCAATAAAGTTTGGATTAATTTTGTTAGCAAAGTTTTCTGGAGAAATTGGTCTCCAATCAAAATCATCTACAGTTAAAGCGTCTGGATTATCTTGGGCGATAAAGAAATCTATAGAACTCTGTAAACCGGACTGAACTTGTGCGTCAAGAGAGACCCTATCAATTGTATATTTAGTGTTATCAGTAGAGTTAATTGTAATTGGGTATGACACATATGTTGCCGAAGTATCATAATATGGTCCTGATATTGCGAGTTCCCTGATTGAAAAATCATACTCATAGACGGTTGAGCCAGAAGATGTGACCATTCTATCTGGTTCGTTTTTTATAATAAAAATTGATATTGAACTTAACGTTGTGCTTTGAAAATTAAAGACAAAATTATCATGATCTTCTTCTGATTGTGCTGTGAAAACTTTTGGTTCTCCAGTATTTGTTGTGGAGTCTGCTATTTGTAAAATTATTTTTGAAGGCTTTTCTGAAACAAGTCTTCCATATATCTTTGATATTGCTGACGCAGAAAGTGATCTAACGTCTAGCTTAAGAGTGACTACTCCTGGGCTTGTTGCTGCATATGTACTTGTCCAGTATGTGTCTGATAGTCCATCAAACATTAATGATGATGTTTGCCCAGCTGGGGCAGACTGTTGTACAACGGTTCCATTTAAATAGATTGAATAAGAAACATCGTTAGATCTAGATGTATTGTTTCCAAAATTGTTAAATCCGGCTTGATGCAATAACGGGGAGTGTTACGCATCTAGCATCCTGATCAAAGAACGCATTTGAAAATTTTGTATCAATTCCACTTAAATCTGTGAACTGCTCAGATATAGAAGCAAAGTATCCATCACTATTGGTAATAGAAAATATATGATCATCTATTTTATTCTCTAAAGAAGCTCTTCTAGACCTAAGGGAGTCTATCCTTGCGTTTAAAGAAGTAACTATTGAAAATAGATCTTCAACTGATTCAAACACTGCATCATAAAGTACGTCCATATTAAATATAGACATAGCCATCATATGGTTAATGAAGTCTATGTTTATTATATTTTGTGATCTTAAATTTTCTGGCTCCAATGACATGGGCGCACCAGGTGGATTTTGTCTAAAATAAGCCGCATACTCATCCTTTACGGTTTCTTCATCTATTCTATTTCCGTAGGCATACGCGAGTTTATAGAGATTATTAAGGAATCTTCTTTTTTGAATATCTTCTATCATGATCTTTTAACCTTTGCTGCCAACTGGTATGATTTTACAATTGGAGTTCCACTTACAAAAGATGGTCTTTCTATCTGGATTTTTACTCTAACAGATGTTATGTTAGGAGTATTTAAAACATACGCAACTCCTGGTATTCTTGTTTCTGCGGAAGCATTTTGACCAAACGCGTATATTTCTGGTATAGATTGATTAAAAGGATCTTCAACAGGAGATATTGGCAGCCATTCGCCACCATCATCTATTGATATATAGTAAGACAAGTACCTATTGTTTTGATTTATTTGCTGCGAAGCGTACTCAGCTGGTATAAAGTATTCTGAGTTAAGCATTAAAAACTCTATTGGATATGGAAAGTTAAATGGTTTAGATATAACTTCTGCCATTGTTTGATAAGAATTGCTTTGTATTTTAAGATCCCTTAATCCAATTGACCATCTTCTTACATTCAATCTTTGGCCATTGTATATATCTCCATCTTTTAATATCTCGTACTTTTTATTTAAATTTATATTATAAATAAAATTCGGATTAGCTACTACCTGTTGTTTTTCTGACAATATTTCGCTGTCTGTAACTTTGTAATTTCCCAAGTAGTATGCTGGGGTTGCGGTACCTTTATAGAAGTCTTGTTTATGCACTCCTGTAAGTTTATACTTTGTCATCCACCAGTCAAAAGCTTCTTCGGTAATTCCAAAATTTTGATATGGGGTAGCTGCAATTGATGCGTAGTTTGGAGTTGCGGCGTATGGTAAAAGTCTTGAACCAATTACTGGATCGTTTATGTCAGTAGATGACAGAAACTTCTTTGTTTCTTCTCTAATTGCAGTATTGCCGTATAACTTATGCGTTGCTGGCCACCAAGTAACAAAAGGAGTTGCACCGCTGGGAGCTAAAGATAATTCGTATTGCCATTCCGTTACTGGTGTTGCTCCCGGAAAAGGAATAACCGTTCCTGTTGTAATCGGCTTGAAGCCTATTCCACTTGAGTCTGGAATTTCTAGATATTTGTAAACAGGGTTTGCGGTTGTTCCAGTTCTTTTGTCTAAAACTTTCATAACATAATAATCATAAACAACTTCTTTTTTAGCGATGATAGAAACTGCTTGAGTTAAATTTGTTGATATTTGATTAAATATGGTATTGGCGATTGGGTTCATTAATCTTGAAACAGAGTTTTCTATACCAGATACTTCTGAAACTTTTGGATCTGCATACACTAAGTTTGGATTAAATCTTGCATTTGCCGACCAGGATGATCTTGTATTTGGTATTAAACTTACTGCCGATGTCAGGTTTATGTTTTGCCTGTTTAATCTAATTGTTTCATCTAATTGAAATTGGTAACTTGTTCTAACAGAAGAAACATCCCAGTAAACATGTTTGATTGTTACGCCTACGGATTGGCTTTGTTCAAACTTTAATGATATTTTTGATACTCTTCTTTCTGAAAAATCTATATTAGCTTCTTTAAAAAAATAATAGTTAATATCAACATCTGCGGCAGGGACTACAGATGAACCTATGTTTATTGGTTTTTGTAAAACATTTTCTACTTGAGGAAAACTTGAGTCAGAAGTATATACATTGACTTCTTTTAGTAAGATTGACTGAACCGCAGATTCTTCATGGCCAAAAAATGGCGTCACCTTTATAGAGTTAGCTATATATGGACTTCTTTTTTCTAAGACAAGTTCCATAACAAGTGGGCTGTTATCATTAGTAGACCATGGAATAAATGTATTTTGATTATTAATAATGTTTCTGTGTTTAAACTCATAATCAAAATCAGATCCATTTAAATTTGATATATTAAATTTTTCGTATTCAAAATATGTATTTGGTGAATCATCTCTGATTGCGTCTGTAACAGATGAAGATAGTGTTCTTTCAAAGAAGTACTTATATTCAGAAGCCGTTTGAGGTAGCGTAGTTGAACTTTGTTGGCCATTAAAATAAGCCATATGGCTATTCCCTAAAATGCCATTTGATACTATATTATTATTTTGGTCTTTTTCTTTAATATAAACATTGTCTGCAGCCCATTTTGATCCTGCTACGACAGGAAGGGAAAGTGATCCGTTTACCACATCAGCTATCGGCATACTGTAATTAGTGGTAGTATCAACTTTTTCTAAGTTATCAAATGAGTCCCCATAGTAATACACGTCGTCACTAAAACTCTTTGAGTATAATTGTAATACTTTTACTTTTGAATTTATTTTTTCAAGAAAATTAGATTCTTTAGCTATCTCAGAACTAAAAAGATTGTATGCAGAAATTGTTTTAGCAGCTAGGTAATCTATCTGCCTGGAAACTATGGCGGAATCCGCTGTAATATCTGCTGAGTATTTTAATATTTGATTTGAGGTCGGAACCTGTCCGCCTAACCAGCGGATTGTACTGAGTTATAACCCCCGAAGCTGCACCTTCGACTTCACTTAGTAGTTTTTGATATTCGTTAATAAAATCTTCATGAGTTTTAAATTCATTATTATAATATCTATCAAAAAAATTTGAAATCTTATATACGGCTGAATCATATGTTGACGTATTTGGTGATACTTGTGCCATAATTTATACTACTTTCAAGAGTTTGTCAGAAAAACTATCTGTTTTCTTAATCTGATATTTTAACACAAAATTATCTACGTACGCGCTTGATTCTATATCGCTATCAAAACTTCTTATTACAATTTTGTATCTCATATTTTCTGGAATATATTCATATATTGCCCTAAAGTTTTTAACAGATTGACTAAAAACCAGATTTCGCCCCTGCTGAATAAAGTATATTTGAGAACTTCCCAAGCTAGGCAGTGCATATTTTACATTTCTATTTGGAAGATAGTTAGTTAAATTGATTGCGTAAGATCCATTTTCTAACTTAACTTGCACAGGACGATATTGATCTCTAGTGCCATTATAATTCATTCCAGTTACATCAGAATATGAATAATCTACTGAAAACTTTGAATAATCTATATAAGGATCATATGTAAGGGTTGCTTTATTTTCTGAACCCTGAGTAGACAATGGTTCTCCTGTGCCATTCTCATCAAATATTATTCTAGAATAAAAAGCTTGACCAGAAACTAAAGAAAAATCTACTATGTTTGGATCAGTTATCTGTCTATCAACCTTGTAACTAGCAATGTATGTTTTAGATGGGTCAAAAGATGATATTGTAATTATCCTACCAAAAGATGTTCCGTCTGCTGCCATCCTAGACATTGGTATTCTTTTTCCGTTTTCGTAAACAATAAGGCTAGAAAAAACTGCTGCAAATCTTAGTCTACACCTACCGTTTCCTAGGGTAGGCATCAGCATTTCTGTCGTTACGGAGTTTTCCCCATACGGAAGAATGGGAATCCAAGCGGAGTCTTCTGAAGCATCTTGTGCGATAGTCACAGAGTATTCTATTGATGCAGTATCTTTTAAGTCTAGATTTGAATTTGTTGATTTAGGAATTTCATTAACTGACTTAATTTTTAGCGCTCCTATATAGCCACCAGTTTGTATTCTTCTTGAAATAAAGAATGTTTTTGACTGCCTCAGATTATTTCCAACATTTGAGTTTGAAGGTGAACTGTTAATTACGCTACCAAATTTAATACTTTTAATTGACATTGAGTATTCGTAAGATCCAGTTATATCATTATTGAATAATTGGCCATGCAGATCAGATAGGCTAGAGGTTGCTATCATTTGAGATTCACTATGTGAAGATTGGGAATATGGTTGATTGTAACCAGAGATAGGAAGCGCTCCGTTATGATCAATATCTGAAACTTTTAATGGATTAAAAGAATTTTTAGTTGATATATAAACCGATGGAGACATTCTATACTTGGAGCCAAGAACATATGAAACAATTGATTCAACGAAAATAGTTACTGGGTTGTTTGAACTAAACTTGTTTTTAGCATCTAATTCTATGAATGATTTTTTATCAGATAAAAATTCACTTAAAGACCCATAAACTGGCTCTGTTTCAGAACATGGGTATCTATATGTATACATTGTCTGCACATATCTTGGGTCACTATTTTGATACGCTATATTATTTCTTATTAAAAAATATGAATAAACAATATCTTGGAGTTTGTCGTGACTATTTTTTCTAGCTTCTCTTATTTTAGATATGTAATCATTGAATATTTTTGCCTGTTGTTCTGAGGAAGAAGCGGTTAGTTGTATTCTTTTATATCTTGGTTGATTAAAAATTAGTTTAACAGATTTAACTGTTCTTTCTTCAAAAGAAATATCTTTAACAGAATCTACCAAAATAGGAGAATCTAAAACCAATGTTTTATTACCTTGATCTATCCCCAGTGGATATAGAATAACTTGTACTACCTGAAAGTCTACACCCATATTTGGCGCTACTCTAATGCAGTTTATTCTTTGTGTTGAATCAAAGTCAAACACAACGCTAGCATTTGCTCCAGATATCTGTGAGTAATCATAGCCAACATCAGATTCAAAATCTGTAATTCTAGATCTTAATATTGTTGGTGATTTGATTGTTACATTCCATGATTTAAAAGAGTTATCAGAAAACATATTTTCTAAACTAGAAGAAGAAGATATGTACGAACTGTAATTATTTTTATAGTCTTTTATAGTTGGATTTTTTTGTACAGTTAAAAAACTGTTTCCATTTTTCATGGTTCCAGAAACAACATCTACCATTGCTATTTCATTGTCTAGAAAATAAGATCCATCTCTATCTTTATATCTTTCAAAATAATTATCATTTTTAAACAAATTAGAATCATCAGAAAAAGTCTCTACAAAAGATCCATTAAATAAGTCATCTTCTCCAGAAATAAAAGAAAAATTATCAACATATATTTCTAATTCTTTAATATTTTTTTCCAGTTTTGCGACTTCGGAACCAAGAACATCAATCATACTATTAAGAGTTGAACCTATAAGATTCATTGAATCAAAGTAGTTTACTGTTTCAATATTCATATTTCTAAAAAAGTCAATAAATGTATCAACGCTTCCATTTGTATAGGGTTGAACACCTATCCCAACATACCTATTTAAGGCACTTGAGTTGACCAACTTTTTAGCTATATCAGATATATTTCTTTTATCTCTTTTTGCCTCTATTATTAAATCAGAATATATTTTTCTAGAACCAAAAGAATATGAATCTATATAAGAAGGTAATTTATTTTTCATTTTAACTTTCCTTCCATGATTGGCCAGAATAATCTTGTAACTCAAAGATTACACCAGCAGTTAGAGAAGATCTTACTATTTCCCTAATGGCTGATTCACTCATGTAATTATTTAATTGCGCAGGCAATCTTACGATCACGTATCCTCCGCTGCTGTATGCAAATCCTCTTGGTCCACTAATGTCCCAGAAAGACTTTGCTTCAGGATGCTGCTGCATCAATTCTATCAGATTTGCGTCATACTTTATTCCGCCACCCTTTAATCTTAGGTCTTGAAGCTCTAAAGTATCTAATAGACTTTCATTTATAACATATATAGTAGCTAATAGCTGTGCAAAAGGATTGTATTTTGGATGAGTTGGATTAAATATTCTATTATCATTAGTTAATTTAATTGTTTCATCTATTTCATAAATATCGTTATTTGCCCTTTGAGCTGCTTCAAAACCAATGATCTGAACACTTCTAGGTATCATATATATATAAATTGGTTTATTATATTCAATTTCAGAATTATATATAAATGGATTTATTTTAATAATTTTTGAATCTATTATTTTAATTGGTACTGCTGCTGCTTTAACCGCATACTTGACCCTAATATCTCTTGGATCATTTGGTATAACATTTGCTTTAGTATACACTATCCCAGAATTTGAATTAAAAGAATCAATCTCAGAGAATTTTAATCTTCTCCATTGTCCATTCTCTTTTATGTCTATGAATACGAATGGTTTTATTGGTGAAGAAAAATACTCAGGATCATCAGATGGTTCATGTATATTTGCAAATGGAACTTGTCGCAGCCTAATTGTTCTTGAATCAATTAAATCAGGTATTTCATCTACAACGTCTATATATGGTTGACCTAAAATTTGAGACCACCCTACATTATTGTAGTATGTTGTATCATAAAACGCCTTAGTTTGTATTTTATTTGATACTTCGTTGTGATACTTTGACATCCATAATATGTCATCGTTTTGTATAATGTGAGGATTAACCTCAATATTTTTATTAAAAGATCCAGATGTTACAGAAACATACCATGGATCTCTTTTATCCAAAGATGACTGAGGAGTAATAACTTTAATAGCAACTTTTTCATCCATGTAAACATTGTATATTGGAGATATTATTTTATTTGGAACCTGTAAAGTAGAAACCGGTATTGCAGAAAAACCTGTAAAATCAATATCGTCACTAACTGTATTCCCGTCATAATCAGTTGCTATAGCTCCTATGTAAACATTTTCTGGACCATTTCTTTCTTCATATTCTGCGTACGAAATGTTTTGTCCTAAAAACTTTCTACTTGATAGATCATAAAAACCATATATAATTCCTTGGCTATTAAAATTGCTATTAGTTTGTATTGATATATTTGTAATGTTTACAGATGACGTATCAGAAGAAGAACTTGCTGTTATAAAATTAGGAAAACCAACCGGTCTGCCGTTTGCATCACTAAAACAAACAATCCCATCTATGTAATTAATTGAATTTTTGTTTATTGGACTTACTGCCAGGGCTGGATTCTGATTTGTTCTTAGGTTAGCAACATATAAATGTCTGTGTTCTCCAAGAACCTGCTCTCCTCCATACTGTGTGGTGGAGGAGAGTGCTGATACGTTTAAATCATAAGTGGTTTGAATTGTATATTGGTTTGCACTTTGGGTATTCGTTATAGATCTTGTTATGTAGTTAATGTATTGATGAGTTGTTGATGGAGTTGATCCCGTTTCTGCAACTGCAAAATTACTAATTGTTGCTGCGCTACTTTCTATCGATGCTTCCTGCATTTTAAATTTAACATTACCATAGTTTGCAACTGCTGTAGTCTCATAATCTGAAGTAGATATCGGAATAATTCTTCCTGGAATTATTGAGTTATCTGATACAGAAGTGTATGCAAATTCTCTTTCCGTGCTATCGGTTAAGACTTCGTATATTCTTGAAACATACAAATTTGTTAAAGATCTAACTGTTGCAGATGTAAATGATGTAGACTGCGGTGAATTAGCTGTAGTTATATTATTCTTTGTATAATCAAAATATACATCCGCATACACATTGGCGTTGACGGTGACTTGTGGTGGAGGTGTATTTCCTCCACCATTTCCAGGATTATTCTGGTCGACTTTACACCAGAACCAAACTCCCTCTATAAAAATTCCTTTTCCAGTTCCATATTTATTTACTGGAAGTTGTGAACCTCTTACTTTGAGTATAAGATATTTCCAACCAGTCCCAGAAACTCCATCAAGTGGAAAATCTTGTGCCTCAGTAGCTGGTATTTCAACAGTCTTTCTTCCAGAAAGATCTTTTGAATTTAGCCAAGAAGATGAAAGGTCGTCTATAAGGAATTGAGCTAATCCAGTTGTAATATCGTAATCTTTAGCACTAAGAATAATGCTGTCAACATAAAGTTTTGCTCTACCAGCCTTTATCTCAATACTTTCTATAAACTTTGCGTTCAAAACAGATGCTGGTATTTTTAAATAAATAGTTGCTTCTATTTCAGAAGGAGCTTTTTTAGAATCTGTATAACTAATTCTTCTAATGGCTCCAGTTTTTGAAACTTCTTTTGGATCCGCAAATTGTATTGCTTTGTCTACAAAGGCAATAATTTTTTCTGCTATACCTGGTTTTTTTCTGCTCTCAAAATAATTTTTGATTTTTGTTTTTTCTGAATCTAGTTTTCCTTCATCATTCTTTTTTATCCAAAAATAGGCAAGAGCGCTCTTTGTTTGAGAGTCCACTTGACCATCAATTACTCCAAGTCCATACTTTTGTTGGAAAGATCTTACAGCTGTGTTTGTGTTTGGACCAAAGGTTCCATCACTGGCAATATTGTACCCATCAGCTATTAGCGTAGACTGTATATAGTATACATAGTCTCCCGTTTGAAGATCTTCAGAATTTACTGAATACTGTCTATTCTCACCTGTTATATCTATGTCGCCAGTATACGGATAGTGGTTCCACTCATCTTTGTAACCTCTAACTGTAAAGTTATGAGATTTTTCATAGTCAACAAGATCCTGCCTAACAGCGTATGTTTCAGGTATTTTGATGCCCATAATTGCAGAAACAGAACCAGGATAAACTGCTCCAGTTACACCAACTACAGTTGCTTTACTTGAGCTAAAAGCTTCTTGGCTAAATTCCCAATAAATAATTTTACTTTGATCTGAATTTGGTGCTTCTGTGTCTGTGCCAGGATTATTTGAAGTTGCTGCTCGTTGATAGGTTATAGGTATTTTAATTCTAAAAGATATTCTATGAGATATATCAACAGACAAAGAAGACTCTGAACTGACAACTTTGTTCCATGAAGTTTTAAAATTGTATTGATAATTATAAATATTATCATTAATTACATTTGGTTGATTTATTACTCTATTTTCTACTAATCTATATCTATCTGATATATAGAATTGTCCAAAATCTCTAGGCACATTGAATGGCAGAGATATTGTAGAGGTTTTAAATGTTGGTATCTGATTAGCTTCATCTAAAGTAAGCTTATAAGTTTTATATGGAGTTGTAATTCCAGAGTAAACAGGGCCCTGCATAATTGTTCCAACTTTAGGAGATATTGTAGAGTTTGTAAATTCGACGTAATACTCTATAACATCTTCTCCAGATGAAGCATATACCTCTGCATATTGGCTTGGTAGTGACCTATTAAAGTCTTCTAAAAATATTTGTTTATAGTTTTTGGGTCCAAGTATCCTGAAAAGATCGCCGTTCTGCTCTCTATATATATTATATAGAGCGTATTCATCAATGTCATCATTCTTAATTAAAATATCATTATATGGGTTATTGTCATTTGATGTTGGGCC